TCCGCCGGAAGCGTCAGACCCTCACCGCCTGCCGCCTGCCCAGGCTGCGCCGCCTGGACGATCTCAGCCGCAGGAGCCGCGCCGCCGTCCGCGTCGCCCCGCAGGCAGTCCGCGACGTAGGACGCCAGCGCCGCGTTAACTGTGACACCACGCGCCGCGCACCACGCCCGGAACGCCTCGCCCGTCGCCGTGCTAACCTTGGCCGCCAATATGATTTTGTTTGCCGCGCTCCACTTGTTCTGCGCTCTGCGCTCTGCATCGGTCTTTCTGCTGTTTGGGTTTCTGACGGACATATAATGTATAACCTCGCTTTCGCTTGCTTCTTGCCTTTTATTCTACCGGCGCGGGCCGGTTTGTACCATTGGCAAAGTGTACAAAATATATGGTTTACCTTTGTGCACCTTTTTGCATTTTGTATGGTTTACCCTTAAAAACAGCCAAAACAAAAGAAATCGGAACTTTTGCCGAAAATTATATGGTAGACCATACTGCAAAATATGGTTTACCCGAACTTTTTGCCAAATTTGACATATGGTAGACCATACAGTACAATAAAGCCATCAAATGAAACAACGAACGCCCCGCAAGGGAAAGGAGAGGAATTGAGAATGTATCTAATCTCAGCAAATGACTTGTACACAGTTGTGTGCTTAATCCATCGGCTGCCAGATCGCTACATCAAAAACGGAGACCACTACGACGGAGTTTACAACGAGCTGACGCGGGCAGAACTTAAAGCAATCTGCTCCCGCGGAATCAAAGTTTAATCAACCACATACGCCCCGCAAGGGAAAGGAGAAACCAATATGAAAATGAATGCAACCGAGATCACCGCCCGCCGCGAGCAGATCAAGACCACCCGCGCGAACATCAAAACCGTGGTAAACATCTACAGCGAAACCAGCGACCGGACCCCCGCCGAGACCGTCGCCGCTATCGTGGAGCAGATCGGATACGATACCGCCCGCGAAGCAATCGCTGAAATCGTGAACACCGTCGGCGAGTGGGACGGCAGAATCTGGCCCAGCTCCCGCGAGTGGGCCGCCACCATCGAGACCGCCGCGACCCGTGACGAGCTGGAAGCAAAGAACATCTACCAGCCCGCAGAAATCCACCCCGCGCACATCAACCAGCTTGCGCAGGCTATGAGCAAGTACGCGCCGCCCGCGCCGCAAGAGCAGGAAGCACCCGCGCAGGAAGCGCAGGACACCGCCGAGATCATGAAGCAGGCGGGCGCGCTGGCGCTCCCGCAGCGCGTCGCCCTGTACGTGCCCAGCACCACGGACACCGACAAGCCCACCGACAACGCCGCGCAGGTTGAGCGCGTCGCCCGCGATTTTTGCGGCTGGTTCGGCGGCGCGACGGCCCAGGAATCAACCGGCTTTTGGATGTCCGACACCGCCGGACTGGTCCGGGAGTCCGTGACCATCGTTTTCGCGGCCTGCACCGCCGCACAGCTACGCGAGCACCTGCCCGACGTGCTGACGCTGGCCCAGCAGATCAAAGCCGAAATGCAGCAGGAAGCAGTGAGCGCCGAGATCAACGGCACCCTGTACATCATCTAACCACCAACCACCCCGGCGGCACATGCCGCCGGGAACCGAAGGAAGGAGCGCACAACATGTTTTTAACCCCGGAGATGCAACGGATCATCCGCCAGATCGACGAGATCGACCGGACAGCGGAAGCGCGGAGCGATAACCCGTTTTTTGCCGCCTACACTGCCGAGGAGCGAGCCAAGCGCGCAGAGCTGCACGCCGAATACATGGCGGCAAAAGCCGCCGCCGGACTGTAAAGAGAGGAGTACAACACATGAGCAACACCAACCAGCAGGCGCGCCGCCTGCCCATCCTGCACATCAACGCCGACGAACGGCACGCGCTCGAAACCTTCGGCGAGTGGTGCCCGGCTATGGCCCGCGCCTGCATGGAGCGAAACCAGCTGAACTTCGACGATGTGGAGCGGATCAACGGCCACTTTGAGTCCCACAGGTGGGGCAGTGATACAGATAGGAGATACCGCAAAGCCACAGTGAACCGCGCCATTAAAGCCGTAGCGGCCAACCCTGCCGCATATCTGGCCGACACCAACGGAGAGGAGAGCAAAACATGAAGCGGATACAGATCATCACAGGCGCAGCGGCACTTCTGGCCGCCCTGACCGCCTGCACAAGCCCCAAGCAGGGGCAACCGACAACGGACACCGGCCCAGATCGTAGCAGTGGAGAGCGTCAGCGCCGACACGGACACCGTAACCGGCGAGGACACGCGCGGCGAGTGCTGGACATGGTACACCGACTCCGGAGACTACCGCAGAGGCGACCGCGTGCAGCTGACGTTTGACGGCCCCGCCCCATACCATCAAAACGACAAAGGAGATCATAACCATGACTAAAACTCAGATCATGCGGCAGGCGTGGAGCCTCTACCGCGCCACCGTCGCAGAGTTCCCAGAGACGCGCAGCCGCGCACAGTTTGCCGTCTGCCTCAAAGCCGCCCACGAGGCCGCCAGAGCCGCCAGAAGCGCCCGCCGCGAGTGGGACAACATGGACGGCGAAGCCCAGTTTACCGCACTGATCCGCATGGCGTGGACCGTCAAGCACCGCGCCGAGGCCACCGGACGCGCAGCAGATACCGCGTGGATCAAATGCCCGGACGACGCGCAGACCGTCGCCGCTGACGCATGGCCCCGCGTTGCCCCTGCCCTCACCCGCAACGAGCAGAGCGACGAGCCGCGCCCGTTGTCCCATATCCTGTACGCCGCTTGCACCCAGGCCGCGCACGTCATCGCCCGCAGCGAGTACCGGCACACGTCGAATTGCTGCCAAATTCCAGACAACAGGTACAACAACGACGGCGACGACAACGCACAGAGTATAGTTGATATGCTGCCCAGTGTCACCGCGGCCCCCGTCAGCAGCCCCGAAGATTCAGCCATCACCCGCGCCGCGATCGAGGCCGCAGCCGTCGACGAGCTCGACCGGCGGATCGTCCGCGCACTGGCCGACGGGCACACCGTCCGCACCATTGCCGCAGCCCTTGGCACCAGCAAGAGCACAATACAGCGCCGAATCGAGAAGATCCGCGCCCGCTACCTTGCGCAGGCTTAACCGCCTACGCAGGGCACGCCCAGCCCCTAGCACGCCACCAGAGCCCCGAAGCCCTATCCATCACCCCGCCACAGCCCCGCACAGCCTCACCACGCCCCGCACATACTCCCGCCACCACTCTATATTATATACGCGCGCGCGTGCGCCCGCGTCGCGTATGCGTGCCCGCGCGTCATGCGTGCGCGTGCGTTGTTTGCCCAGGCGTTCTATAGTACACTATAGCATAGCTTCATCCCTGCCAGCTCCACCACCTGCACAACCTACCAGCCCGGCACCACAGGACACCAACCAACACAGCCGCACCCCATCAAACAGATCATCTTCACCAACGCAAGGACCCAGCACAACGGGGGCGGGGAAAGTGTTCCCGGCGTCCGTCTGTTCAGGCGACAACTTCCGGGCAAATCCTCAGTCCCTGCCGGTTCTCACGTCAGCCCCTGCCCGCCAACCAAGCCCGCCGGGCCGGACGTATCACACAAAAGAGCGCCCAAAGTGCGCATTGTTGCAAGTTATGACGGAAATCTTGCAAAATAACCCCGTTGTCGTTTCCTTTACAGGTAGTAAAGGAAACAACACCCGGCGAGAAATGCAGGATTCCCGCCACGGTTTGCAGGATACCCCCCATTTTACAAGTCCAGGAGCGCCCCAATTTCCAGAACAGGGTATAGCACTTCCTCCCGCCCAGGCGTTCCACACCTCCAAGCCAAGAGAAACCGCTCATCAATAGAAAAAGCCCATGCAATCCCTGTCTTGGCTCAAAACCCCGAAGGGGGCTGGCTCCTGCACGGACACATAATGAAGATCATACGACGTCGGCTTCGGCCGGCGCTTTCTTTTTACATGCAGCATAGGGGGGGAGGGGGGTATTTTCCAAACCTGGGGCAAAAAAATGGAATCGAATAGGGGCATACCCCAAAAATAAAAATTTGCGCGGTTGCCTTACGGCAACGAAGCAGGTGTCCTACGGACGGTAAGAAAAAATATTTGAGATAGGTAGCAGGTGGGTAGCGGCTGCGGTTCGGCGAAGCTGCACTATAAGTTCGGCGTTTCGTGTGAAACGTGGAGTTTTTAAAACTATTCGAAGTAAAACCGTATGACCTAAATCGTTTGGAGGGGTGAGTATGCTGAAAATAGAGGGAGGCGAAATATAGCATGGATATTCGAGAAATGAAGAAGGAAGACTTCGAGGCAGTTCCTCGCAGTGAGAGATTTGATAGTAAGTGTCCGGCGTTCGATAGTCTGGTCATCATTCCGGTCGATGGAGACGATAACTGCTTCAGCCGGTGGGGCGTGATGGACTTTGTGGGGTGCATTGGGGATGAACCGGTCGTGCGGTTGTCCGGGTGCTCGGAGACGCTGGAGCTGGAGGGAATAGGAGGCCATGGAGAATGGTTCGGGCCGTGCGATTATCGGAAGATGGCGCTGCCGGCGTGGTCGATTGATTGTTTGCCGTGCGGATATCTGCGGATCTTCTGCAAGGGGCGAATCAAAGTGGGCGAGACGGGAACGTCGTTTGAGATCTTTTCACAGGAAAGGAAGCTGGGTAGATGAAAATTCCGCTGGGAATCAGATATAAATTGCATAAGCTTGCGGACATGGCTGCGCGGGCGAATGAGTTGAGATGGGAACTGGAAGATTGGTTTGAAGAGCGCGGGCTGGAGGCAACGGGGGAGATCGGAACTCTGATGTGCGGCGTCGATTGTACGGCCGAGATGATTGACAGGCTTGAGAAAGGAGCCAAGACAGATGGCTAAGATCACCTTTGCGTGCGACTACTGCGGAACGGTTGTTACGAGGAAACGGGGTAAGAAAGCTGCGGCGCATAGTTTCTGCTCTTATACATGCGCGGCCAAATGGCGGATTGCGAATGGGCGCGTGCGTCAGAGCTACGACATGAACAATCGCGGAAAACTGCCTCATGACATGGTTGACATAAAAGTGACGGAAGTGATTGACCTGTTTCCGGTGTGCCGGCCGGTTGTTGGGAAGCAGTACCGGGCGGAGAGATACAAAGGGCAGGGCAATCCAGACAGGATTGGGTACGTAATCAACGTAAATGGAAAGCGCGTCAACGTCCGGATGGACGAATGCGAAGAGGTCGGATGATTTAACAGGAGGGGATTCATAGTTGAGAGAAATTCTGTTTCGTGGAAAAGCCGTAGGAAGCGGCGAGTGGGTGTATGGATATCTGATTGGGCGCGCAGAGAATAGCGGCCGTCCGTGCCAGGGGAAATTCTTCATCGATAACGGGGAACCGTTCAATACGGCGGTAGAGGTCATTCCGGAAACTGTCGGACAGTACATCGGGCTTGTTGACAGAAATGGCGAGAAAATCTTCGAGGGTGACATCTTGAGCGTCGAGAGTTCTACACATCGGTACTCTGTTGAGTTTGATGCGGTTGACCCAGCGTTTATCATCCGTGACTGCGCGGAGAGACGGTTTACCGTGAACATTGCGGCATACGACCAGAATGAACTTCATCGGTGCGGCACGATCTACGATCAGGAGGGATCCGCATGAAACTCAGTGAGAAGATTTACGTAAGGACAGTCGCTCTGCTTGTGATATTGATTATAGCAATGCTAGTGGTCTCGGTTGCATTTGCGGTGGCAGGTGAATGTGATAAGAATGCCACCAAAACAGAAACCGTAGTGGAGCACAGTCAGCAACGATTTCAACGGGTCATTCGGGATGAAGGCTCTCCGTTTATCGTGTATGTCGATACTGAAACAAACGTGATGTACGCGGTCCGGAGTAGTGCCGGCGGCGTCTGTGTGATGGTCGATGCTGATGGGAAGCCGCTCTTGTGGGATGGAGGGGCAACGCCATGAAATACACCATGCTTCCGAACCACATTGGAGCCTTTGCATGGTCGGACGTTTCTGACTGCCACGATATCCAGACTGGACGTAAGATAGCGTCGCAGTTCACCGCCATCGTTTTTTCTGAGATCAATTCCAGCGCGGACTTGGACAATGGCGATTTAACAGAGGTGACGATGGACTGCACATTGAACGATGATCTTCCAGAGGACTGGGTATCCGTCTCAAAGAACGAAGACGGCACGGAGCAGATTGAAATTCAGGCACATGTATGTGCGGTGCCAGAGCCCATCTGCCGGGGACTTACCATCATGCGATTCCCTGTATGGAGTAATGAACCGGTTGGCATCCCGTTAGGCAAGTGCGTCACCGTGATACCAAGGGTGAAAAAGAGATGAAATGTAAACGGAGCGACTGCTTCACATGTCCATATCTGGACTGCATTAACGACTCATTCGCCAGCCACTACCGGCCGTCGAAGGAAAGGCTTGCAAAACAGTCTGCCAAAGCGGCCGAGACGGCAAAGAAACGTGCTGCTGCTGGTTTGTGTACGCTGTGCGGAAAGCGAAAGCCGCGCCCTGGCTACAGAACATGCGCAGAATGTGCAGCGAGGCAGCGCCGGGCCGCGAATGCTTCCCACTACCGCAACGGCACGACACCAAGAATCCTTATGGATGGTGTCTCACTCTGTAAGAAGTGCGGCAAAAATCCTCCTGCATACGGTTACGCAGTCTGCGAGCGATGTCTGGAGCTCTGCCGCTCGGCGCTGGATAAGACACCGACACACAACGGGAAGTCCCTGGATACCGGATTTGCGCGGGCGCTTCGCGCCGACTACCTGCTAAACAAAAAGGAGAAAAAATGAGAGTTGAAATTTTTGCTGCAAGCGATGCGAGGGAACTTACAAGGGAGTTAAATGCAGTGCTTGAGGGCTACAACAATGAGGAAGTCGAAATCCAATATCAGCACTGCGCTACAGAAACTGGATACGGCTGGTCACAATTCTTCTCCGCAATGGTCATTTTCAAGTGACGGGGTGCAGACATGGAGAGCTTACGGGCGACACAGATGATTGGCGGCAACGGCGAGCGTAAACGCCGGCCAACAGACCTTTACCCAACTCCGCCGGATGCCACGGAAGCACTTTTACGGTTCCTAGATATTCCGTCATTTTTCCGTGTTTGGGACCCTGCAGCTGGTGAAGGTGATATGGCGAGGCAAATTTCTGCGCATGGGCATACGGTTTATGAATCTGACATTATGACAGGTACAGATTTCTTAGCAGTCGATGGTCCACCTAACGCAGATCTATGGCTGCCGTGTGACTGGATTATTACAAATCCGCCGTTTGCGCTTTCGGAGCAGTTTATTCGCCACGCAAACGAGCTTGTTCATCCGTTCGCCATGCTGTTGAAATCACAATATTGGCACGCATCAAAAAGGCTGAGATTGTTCCGAGAGGTACGACCGGATTATGTGCTGCCGCTTACATGGAGGCCGAACTTCTACTTCAAGGAAGAACACGGAGGCGCACCACTTATGGACGTGATGTGGTGTGTGTGGAGTGCAGAAAACGGGCGTAAATCGCATCAACCTACAATTTTTAAACCGTTGGAGAGACCTAAAATGCGAGAGGAGAATCCATGAAGCAATACTGCCGCTACTGCGTAAATGCTCATCTTCAAGGTGATGACATGATTTGGTGCGAGCCAAAAGACGAAATTCGAACTGACCGTCAGATAACGCGGCTGAACCGCTGCCCACACTTCGAATTTTGCTCGATAGACGTTCTTAACCCAGAACGGGAATACAGGCCGGCAGAAAAACGTAGGTCGGCGCAGACAAAGGAACCGGACATGGAGCAAATGACTATGTTTGGCGGATTGGAATGGGAGAAGAAGAAATGAGCATAGAGCATCTGAAAACAGTGACACGCACGGCACGTAAACCACATCGCTGCAACCTATGCGGCTACGAAATCAAAAAGGGCGAACAGTATCTGGCGGCAACCTACTTATGCGAAGGCAGCATCTACGATTTCCTAACCCACGCAGAATGTGACGAACTATCTTCGTGGCTGACGGACTACATCGACCCGGATGAAGGAATCACAGAAGATGACTTCCGAGATGCCTGCTCCGACGTCTGCCAGACGTTCGTTTGCCCAGACTGTGAACAGTACCAGAAATGCGACGGTGATGTTCCGTGCGAAGAGTACGGGTCACAGTGCATCCACAAACTTTGGGAACTGTCCAGAAAATACTATCTGAGCCGTAAGCGGAGCCAGCAAAACGGCTGGTGGGAATGGCGGCTTGTACCAATCGATGAAAGGAACTGAAAAATGACACAACAAGAGATTTTGCAGGAACTTAGGCAGCATGGCGGCTCGCTGGCAGTAGCTGCAGCCAATGAAATTGGGAGGCTTGCGGCTAATAATGCGGAACTAGACAAATCGTTAGGTGCCTTGACAACGGCATATAACGAGTTGCTGGACCACATGCCGGCGTGGATCAGTGTCAAAGACGACCTTCCGAAGGCTAAAGCTGCATATGGGTGGGTGAGCTGCACTGTTACTGTCATGGAGTCAGTAAGTAATCCATTCACAGATGAACCGTATGACAGGAAGTTCGTTTCGCCCGCAGTTTTTGACACCGAACAAAAGATATGGCACATCGGAAGAGATAAAGAAAGTGAAGTCCTTGCCAATGCTCTTCTGGGAATCGAAGATGCTCCACTCACCGGATATTATGTCACCCACTGGATGCCACTTCCGATTGCGGCCGGGGAGGATTAAACCATGCCCATCATGAATTACACGACGAAGGTCGATGTGTTTGCGACGCTTGGTGAGATTCAGGGGCAGCTCGTCAAACATGGTGCGAAGAAAATCATGCAGGATTACGACAATGACGGGCATATCACAGCACTGTCCTTCCTGATTGATACACCGAATGGCCCGCGCGGAGTCAAATTGCCAGCAAACGTCGACGCAGTGTGGAATGTACTTACAAAGCAGAAAGTCAAATGCGACCGCGATCAGGCCGAGCGTGTCGCTTGGCGCATCGTGAAGGACTGGGTAGCTGCGCAGATGGCGATTCTGGAATCCGAGATGGTACAGATGGATGAGATCTTCCTTCCGTATATGCTCAACGATAAGGGTCAGACGCTATTCCAATGCTACCGGCAGAACCAGCTTTCAATCGGAGGGACACCATGACCGAACCATTGACACTGCAGGAACTCGCGAAAATGGATGGGCAACCGGTTTGGGTTGGAGAACCAATCAACAGTTGGCGCAAAGTATGTGTTCATGCGGATGTGCAAAAAGAAGATCTTGCAGGGAAGAAAATTCTCCGCGCTCAAATGATGGTAGATGGGAAACTCGTTGATGTGCCGAACGCTCCGGTCTATCAACATTCACTTGATGGCAGTTTGCCTGACCGAGATCTTCCAAGAGCGTTCTTCGGTACGACGAAAGATGAACCCAAGAAGAGATATGAAACGCAGAAATTGATGATTGATGGCGAACTCCGCGACGTTGAAATCTATAAGGTCCCGGAATTGCTGAAGCAAGTACCTGGGGCAGATTGCCGGGAGTGCGCTTTCTTCGGAACGATGAAGGCATACGAACTCGGCCTGCCATTCTGCTGGTCGGATGAAGTGGCCGAATCCGACATTTTCGCGCTTGGGAAGCAGATCTGTTTCCGAAAGCGCAATGATACGGATTGAATTGGTGGGATACTGATGGACTTAGAACAAACCGCGATGGAGCGGCTACGAATGGCGTCAGAAATGAGCCTGCGCTTGTACAAGCAGCCGCTTGTTATCACTTATTCCGGAGGCAAGGATTCAGACGTTCTTCTGCATCTGGCTGGGAGATCTGGCATCCCGTATGAGGTGCTTCATTCGCTGACCACGGCGGACGCGCCGGAGACCGTCTGGCATGTGCGGGATACCTTCCGCCGCTTGGAGCTGGATGGTGTAAAATGCGACATCGATACGCACCGGACGCCGGACGGCGGGAACGTGACCATGTGGAATTTGATTCCGCGCAAACTCATGCCGCCGACACGCCTGGCGCGCTACTGCTGCGCGGCGCTCAAAGAGACCAGCGGCCGCGGGCGGTGGATCGCGACCGGCGTTCGCTGGGCCGAATCGCAAAAGCGCAAGTCCCGCGGCGTCATGGAGGCCCTGCACAGAGACAAATCCAAGCGGCTGACGCTGATGAACGACAATGACGAAAGCCGCATGTTGATGGAAAACTGCCAGCTAAAGGGGACCCGGACAGTCAACCCGATCATTGACTGGCATGATACTGACATCTGGGATTACTGCACGGCAGAAAAGATCTCGATGAATCCGCTTTACGCCTGCGGGTTCGAACGCGTGGGCTGTATCGGATGCCCAATGGCGGGCAAGCACCGGAAGGCGCAGTTTGCACGCTATCCAAAGATCAAGGTCGCGTATATACGGGCGTTTGACAAAATGCTTGCGGAACGGCAAAAGCGAGGCTTGACTTGCGACTGGCAAACAGGTGAGGACGTGATGCACTGGTGGATGGAGGATGGCGTTTTGCCGGGGCAAATGGTTCTTGAAGGAATGGAGGAATAAAACATGCCACCTAAAGAAAATCCTGAAAGAGCCTGTGAAGAGTGCATCCATTTTTTTGCGTGCTCAAGACAATGCGGCGAGCCGATGGCGCAGAGTAGCGCCACTGGCTGTGAGTGCTACGAGACGATTAAAAGCAGTGCGGCGTATTATGTCGGGACACTGGACGGAGCCAAAGGAAAAATTCCAAATCGCCTCCGCGAGCTGGCCGAGGCCGACAGAAATCATCAAATTGTCATCCGACCGTGCAAAATCGGCGATACGGTGTGGGCTGCGGACACGGAGCCCGTAATTCCGCTACATGTTATGGCGGATGCAGTTTATCTGGAGGGAAGACATGGCGGAGACTATGAGAGACTAAGCAACTTCGGGAGCGTTGTTTTTCTTAGTCAGGAGGAAGCAAAGGAGGCGGCGTCACATTGGATGAAGTGAAACGGCGTCCGCTCTGTGAAGGAAGGCCGGTGCATCATCCTGCCGCGCAAGGTGGGCGATACAGTGTGGAGAATAAAGTGGACATTTGAAACATATCCGGATAAAAGCGAGCCATACATTGAGCCGGACGCCTTCCTGCTGCAAGACGTTTTTAATATCGGCAAAACTGTATTCCTCACAAGAGAGGAAGCAGACCACGAGCTGAAACGAGTAAAAGGATGGTAGATCTTAATGGCATTGAAAATACCAAAGTATATCTACGAGTGGATGGTGCTTACTGCACACTATTCCTACAAAGCTGCAGAACTCAACCGGAAGGTGGCTGAGTGGCTGGAACGTCACGGAGTTGATGTCGACGCGCTCAGTGATGGTTCCGGATGCGGATTCGAAGAGCTGATGTGCGGGCTTAACATCGCAGATGAACTCTGCGAAAGGATAGAAAGAGAGGCAGCAAATGCGGACATATCTCAGAAGTGATTACGCGCTCCACCCGTGCGGCGCGGGATATGAATATTGCGACGGGGAGTGTTCTCATTGCGAAGCTGCGGCATCGACATATACCTCAAACACTACGCAGCCCAAATATGAGCCGTGGCGAAAAGATATGCAAGAAAGGCCGGTGACACCGACAAACAATGAACAGACCAGAAACGACGAAGTGGCTTTCAAAACTGCTGGAAGAACATATTGACCCGAAGAACGACCCGCGCGTCTATTGGGCCAAGGAAGTCACGTTTGACTACGGCAGCGTTTCTCCAATTCGCGTGGACTATATGCAGTTCAAGCCGGTCAACAATAGCGTGTCCGGCATCGAGAAGGGCGATGTGTACTGCTACGAGATCAAGTCCTCAGTTGAAGACTTCCGCTCGAAGAACGGACACAACCTGATTGGGGATTTCAACTACTACGTCATGCCGCTGGAAGTCTACGAAAAGGTCCGGGACGAACTGCCATACAGCGTTGGCGTTCTGTGCCCGGAAAAGCTGGGTTATAAATTCCTGCCGTACATTCTGAAAGTGGTGCAGCGCGTTCGTCGCATCGACAGAAAAAGGCCGCTCCAGGAAATGCTCCTGATGATGTGGCGCAGCTCCCGGCGAGAAATTGTAAAAGCGAGAAAGGAAGTGAATAGAAATGTCGAATCTTAAACCGTGCCCGTTTTGCGGAGGCGAAGCAAAATTCTTCAAAAAAGCAAGTTTTGAGTTCGGAACACGGCGCGGCTGGCAGTTTGGAATCCATTGCACAAAGTGCGGCGTCGGAATTCCAAAGAACGATTACACGGTAGAAGTTGAATTTTCAGACTATGGAGAAGTGAAAGTCGTGAAAGACGAACGGCCAGCAGCAATCGAAAAATGGAATTTGAGGACGCACCACTGATGAAGGAGAAATAGAATGGGTCAGCGCAAACATAACCCGACAGCCATTGCGGCCAAGAACGGGGAACTGCCACCTAAGCAGCGCGAGAAGCAGTTGACCAAGCGGGAGGCAGAAGTGCTGCTGCGAAGAAAAATCCTCGATCTGATACCTGGATCGTTTGCTCTTCCGGATGGAATGAAAGAAATACTTGCAAATGGAGGAACACCATATGTCTAAATCTGTAAATGAAGTTCTTTTCGAAGCGGTCAAGAACAAACTGCAAACGGCGCGCGAATCGTATTCCAAATACCTATCCACAATGGAGGACCTGAACACGCTGCTCAAGGATATTGCCGATTATGCAGTAATGAACAACTGGAATCTCCAGCCAACGTCCAATTATTCCATTGTAGGTTATTTGAATGATGGCAAGCCGGAAATCGATGAGGTCATGAAAAAGATCATAGAGATGTTCGGGGTACCAGAGGAGGAACTTTGAAATGATTGGTTACATCAAAGACAAGGACGTCTACGCGCTCTTTGACGAGCGCGGGGCTGCTCGCGTGCACGTCTGGGACATCGACAGACTGGAGAGGATATACTTCCCCGCCGAACTGCACGTCGGAGATCGCGCGTGGAAGAAGGCCATGAGCATCCTTGATAAGAAATACGCGGAAGCAAAAAAGATGCCGTTCATCCGTGAACCGCTGGCATGGGCACTGTATCACACATGGAAGGAGCTTGACGATGGAAAACGTTGCGACTGAAGAATTTATCAGCAGAACCGAGGCGCTGAAAGACTTTGAATCCTGCAACGCGGAAAATCCGAACTGGACGCCTCCGCGTGTGAAAACGCTCCTGCTGCGTCAACCCGCCGCCGACGTTGCGCCGGTGGTGCATGGACAGTGGTGCGTAAGCAAGATCCGCTCGATTGAAACTGTTTTTTACTGCTCGGAGTGCAAGCGAACGGTGACAGTAGGCAATGATTTCTTTGGCGAAGCTCCCCAAAGCGCCTCGGCAGCATATCCATATTGTCATTGTGGCGCGAAGATGGATGGAGGGAACGGCGATGCGGTTGATTGACGCGGACGATGCGAAGCGGACATACACCCAAGATATGTTTGATACGGAAGAAGATTTCGAGCGTGTCAACGACGTGCTTGATTACGCACCCACCGTTGATGCCGTCGTGGTAACGCGGTGCAAAGACTGCAAAGATTTCCGCCGGAACAACGAAAATGACCCGTACTGCGCGAATAGGCGCGGGCTGGACGATCCAGTACCAGACGGGTTCTGCAACTACGGAGATCCAAAGGAGTAACGTGAAAATGGGCGTAACGATTAAATGCAAGAAAACCGGTCGGGATATCGATCTCGGATACTCCGGCTTCATGCGGCTGCGGAGCAAAGTGGCCGAACTCATGGGGGAACCGTTTCGCAGTCACTATAAAAAGCTTCGCGACGCGCCGCCTCTCATGCGACCGGATGAGGAAAAGAAGTTCTATACGGAATGGGACGCGGAAGCAATTAGGCTGATTACGGAAAACAACATTCCGGTGAAAGTTGTGAATTTCCTGCTTGAAAGCGACTGTGATGGGAAAATCCGCTACGGAGCCTGCAAGGAAATTCTGAAGGTCATCGGGGACTACGATGACAACATCTGCTACGGCTATGCCGGCCGGAGCGACTGCGCAATGTTCCGAGACTTCAAGGCAATCTTGCAGGACTGCGTGGACAACAAATGCGATATGGTCTGGATGTAGGAGGATGGAAAATGGATGCTGTGACGTATATCAAAGCATATGCGAGAATGTGCGATTCTTTTGATTCTAAGCACAACATTACGGGAAAACCGTGTGTAGGCTGTCCACTTGACGATATTGGACGCGGATGCCATATGAACGATTTCACCAACAACGCAGAGGAATGTGTTGCTGCGGTCGAGAAGTGGGCAAAAGAACACCCGGTCAAAACGAGGCAGAGCGAGTTTTTGAAGATGTTCCCGAATGCGAGAATTGAAATTGACGGGATGTCCCCTATTTGTCCGATCGTCGTAGATAAAAGATGTCACAATAAAGACGACGATGCTCTCTGCTGCCTTGTGAGAGACGAGGAAGAATGCAGAAAATGTCGCCGTGATTTTTGGCTGGCCGAAATCAAGGACGGTGAAGCATGATGGACAAGCAGCTGATTTACAGGGAAGACGCGCTCGAAATCGTGCGCCGGACATCTGGGGACTATGCTGCGGCATTTGCTGAGATCAGCCGACTGCCGGCAGTGGACGCAGTACAGGTTACACGCTGCAGGGACTGTGATGGCCGCCGGGCAGAAATTTCGTGGTGTGGGACATATGTTAGGTGCGGCTTTCGTGACGCGACCGGCCTTAATATGCCGGAGGATGGGTTCTGCTCTTTTGGAAAAGGAGGACAATAAATGCCGCTCATAAACGTTGCTCTCTACGGAGAAGGAAAAAGAAATAACCGGCTTCGGGCAGAATATATTTGCTGCGATCACACGCAGGAATGCTCCGCATACCACGAAGGGAAATGCCTGAACGTTACCATACCGTTCAACCGACGGTGTGAACTTGGCAGAGTTGAAAAAGTGGATGGCGGCACAAAGCAGAGCAGACTCTATGACAGTGTAACGAACATGGCACGGCATTCTGAAAAATATCGCCTTCTTAAATACCCATCCCATTGGTATGTAATTCGCATTGGAGATATGGCGTATCTGAATCTTCCTTACGTTGACCTAAAATTGGACGGACGCCGACTGAACGCATCAACGGCGATATTCACAAATCAACATTTACTAGTGGACAGACCAATGCTGACACCGGACAATTTGGACAACGTACTTGGATATAAACCACGCAATATGTGCGGAGACATCATCACGGGCTATGCGGATGAAAGCGTACCGAATTTCCTGCGCCAATTCAAAAGACTGTTTCCAGTGGAATATGACCGTTTCGTGAAAGAGTACCCGAAGTATGCAGAGCTGTCCCCGACGTTTATTGGAAGATACGCAAAACTCGCAACGTGCAATCCAGACTGCGTGTATAAGGATTCAAGCGGGAACAAGTTCACGATGGAAGATGGGAAATGGATGGTCTGCAAAGAGTATAGATCGGGATTCCTTCCGTTTGGAGCGTCCAAGGCAGAAGTCATTATTACGCTGACAGACGATATGAAAGTTAAAATCACGGACAATGCGCAGGGCTTGGATGACACTGTGTTTGTATAGGAGACAAGATGAACAGCAAATACTTGGAATTTCTGAAATCAAAAATCGAGACGGCTCCGGTGAGCGGCTTTTCCGTTCCGGAAGAAGATATCAATCAAGCGCTGAAACCGCACCAGAGAGACGCAGTGCGCTGGGCGCTGCGGGGTGGCAGAAGAGCTCTCTTCGAGAGTTTCGGATTAGGTAAAACTGTACAGGAACTGGAGTTCTGCCATCATGAAGGAAGGCCAGCGTTGATTGTGCTTCCGCTTGGCGTTCGACAGGAGTTCAAGCGGGACGCCGTGAATATTCTGGGATACGAAGAGCCGGTCTATGTACGGACGATGCAGGAGGTACGCGAGAATGCCGGGGTGGAGATCATGCTTACCAACTATGAGCGCGTCCGGGACGGGGATATCGACCCGGCGTACTTCGCGGCGACGAGCCTTGACGAAGCGTCGGTGCTGCGCTCGTTTGGAAGCAAGACCTATCAGACGTTCCTCCAAAAGTTCAAGGGTGTCAAATACAAGATGGTAGCAACGGCCACTCCGGCACCGAACAAGTACAAAGAGATCATCCACTATGCAGGATATCTCGAAGTCATGGACACCGGACAGGCCCTTACACGGTTCTTCAAGCGGGACAGCACCAAGGCCAACAACCTGACCCTCTATCCCCACCGTGAAGAAGAATTCTGGCTGTGGGTCAGTTCATGGGCGCTGTTCCTTGGAAAACCGTCAGACCTCGGATATTCTGACGAGGGATATGAACTTCCTGGACTCGAAGTCAGAACGCATGTTGTTCACGACGAATTCGGAAAGATCACGGACCGGGATGGTCAAGTGAAGATGATGAACGATTCTGCCACAAACCTTCAGGAGGCATCACGCGAAAAACGTGAGACAATAGCTGCAAGAGTCCGTTTAGCAAAAGAAATCGTCGACAGTGACCCAAACGCAAGCTTTATCCTCTGGCACGATCTTGAAGCGGAGCGGCACGAAATTCACAGAGTTATGCCAGAGGCCGTAGAGATTTACGGAACGATGGACTATGACGAGCGAGAACGCCGTGTGATTGACTTCTCGGACGGCAAAATCCGGCTCTTTGCGACGAAGAAGGAGCTGTCCGGACAGGGATGCAATTTCCAGATGCATTGCCACAGAATGATTTTCGTTGGGATCGACTATGAGTTCAACGACTTCATTCAGGCCATTCACCGTTGCTACCGCTTTTTACAGACGGAGAAGGTCATTGTGGACATCATCTACACGGAGGCGGAGATTCCAATCTGGGACGTGCTTCAAAAGAAATGGAAGCAACACGACTACATGCAGGAGCAGATGCGAGATATTGTCAAGAAATATGGTCTCTCAGGCGAACGCATGAAACAGGAAATGGAAAGAAGCATAGGAGTTGAGAGAGTGGAGATCAAAGGCGAAAACTGGATTGCGGTCAACAATGACTGCTGCGAGGAAACGGAAAAGATGGCGGACAACAGCGTCGATCTGATTGTCACATCGATTCCGTTTTCAAATCACTATGAGTACACACCAAGCTATAACGACTTCGGTCACAACGAAGATACGCAAAAGTTCTTTGAGCAGATGGACTATCTGACCCCGAACCTTCTGCGCGTGCTGAAACCTGGACGTGTCTTCTGCTGCCATGTAAAAGACCGCGTTCTTTTCGGCAACGCGACCGGAACCGGTATGCCGACGATGGAGCCGTTTCATGCCATGTGTATCAGCCATTACATGAAGCACGGTTTTGCGTACTTTGGCATGATTACGGTCGTTACGGACGTCGTTCGAGAGAACAACCAGACGTACCGGCTTGGATGGTCTGAGCAGTGCAAGGACGGGACAAAAATGGGTGTCGGCTGCCCGGAGTACATCTTGCTATTCCGGAAGCTTCCAACCGACCGCTCCAAAGCATATGCAGATGAGCGCGTATCCAAGACGAAGGACGAATACACACGCGCTCAATGGCAGATCGATGCACACGGGTTCTGGCGCAGTTCCGGAAATCGGCTGATTACGAAAGACGAACTGCTGCATACTGACACGGGAAAGTTGCAAGCAATTTATCGGAAATACAGCCGTGATTCCGTTTACAGCTATGACGAGCATGTAAAACTGGCGAAAGAGCTTGACAAGGACGGGCATCTGCCGGCCACGTTCATGGTAGTTGCGCCCGGAAGCTGGACAGACCAAGTGTGGGACGATATCAACCGAATGCGGACGCTCAACACGACGCAGAGCCAGAGACGGAAAGAGAACCACGTTTGCCCGCTTCAGCTAGATATCGTCGACAGGCTCATCAACCGGTACAGTAATCCGGGGGATTTGGTGCTTGACCCGTTCGGCGGACTCGGGACCGTTGCACTGGAAGCCATCAAGGCCGGCAGACGTGGCTACACCATCGAGCTCAATAATGACTACTTCCGCGATGCGGTCGGCTACCTGAAGGAGTTCGACGAGTCTCAGCAGAACGACAATCTGTGCCTGTTCGATGTAATCTGATTCCAAAAACGTGCGATGGGATGCAATGCAAAAAAATTTTTCTGGCGTTGAGCAAACACCTGTGACACGAAAATAGAGAAAAAGTTATGAATACTCCTTAAACATCCGTATGTGCAGAACATATGGATGTTTTTTCATATGACCTAAATCATTTGGAGGCATGAGTATGCTGAAAATAGAGGGAGTGATAAATGATGAACGAAAAATACAGCAAAATCCGAATGCGATACATCGGAAAAACAGGATATCACGGCCTGAAGCATAGAAAAGTCTACGAGATCAGCATTGTCAGCATGTACGGGAAATTTTGGGTAGAGGTTGGAGACGAAGCCGTCGCTTATGTTTCGCTCGCCATGCTCTGCCGGAACTGGGTCGACGTTTAGAAAGGAGAACAGCATGAACGATTGCGAAAGAATTATCGCTTACTGCAAACAGCATGGATCTATCACGCAGCTGGAAGCGACCAGAGAACTTGGCACAACGCGTCTTGGCGCGCGGATTTGGGATTTGAAGCACAGACTTGGCTATGAGGTTGAGGATGTCTGGGAGACGGCCACAGACCGCTTTGGAGATGCCACGCGGTACAAGCGGTACTTCGTCAAGGAGAAGGCACAATGAACGATACCTGCGAAGGCTGCAAGTGGTGGGAATCGTTTAATTGGGCCTGCTGTAACGGAGACAGCCCACATTGTGCGGATTTCGTCAACTGCGGATGTAAGTATTTCGAACGAAAGGACAATGGAAAATGCCAGAACGAAAAGGAACAGCGCCATTAACTGCGCGTGAAGAGCCGACTACTACACAGAGATCGTGTGTGGGATGCGACGCATGGGATGATTTCACCTGCTGCAATGCGTCGAGCCAGTTCTTCGGCGGGGCAGTTGACTGCGGGTGCAGATATTACAGGACGGAGGACGTGAAGGAATGACACAACGTGAGTTTGTGCTGAAAAACCATCCAAATGCAGCTTTAAAAACTTCAGGAGGCGGAGTTGTTGGTTGCCCGCGTAATTATGAAATTCTTCCAGTACCTGTTGATCTTTGCAGTGGAAGCAAAATCCAAAGAGAAACTTGCGAAGAATGTTGGAGCCAAGAAATGGTTCTCCCTGTACCAGCCGAAAAGCCGATGGCGCAGGTCAACGCATTCATGAATCAAGATGCTGACGAAAAACCGGCCGAAAATGCCGTAGATCATCCCCAGCATTACAATCAAGGCTCTATTGAGTGCATCGACGCTCTGAATGCGATGGTTGAAGGATGGTTCGACCCGGTAGCGGCGGTATTGGCGTGGCAGACAGTCAAGTACATCTGGCGGCATCCGTTCAAGGGAAAGCCGGTGGAAGACCTCAAAAAAGCACAGTTCTACCTTGAACGGTTGGTACAGCAATATGAGTGTAAGAAAAAAGACTGACCGTCGATTGACGATCATCCGTCCATGCGGAACATGCGGCCAGATGGTAGTTACGAGCGCAGGTTCACCGTTTATGAGAATGATTGAACGCGATGGAAAGAAGGAAGCGGTTACTTACTACTGCTGTCAAAGCTGCTACAAAGCGAGCTACAAACACATTGGCTGGTACGACGGAAAAGCTGCCGAACGTCGTGCAGAACGTGAAAAGAACCGGGACCGACGCGAGTATAATCTTCGCTACTACGCAGAGCACGCGGAAGAGATCAAAGCCAAGAAACGTGCATACTATGCAGCGCATCCAGGGCTGTCCGCTCAAAATAGCCAATATTACAGAGCGAAGCAAAAGCTTCTTACTGCAGAAGCCAGAGAAGGAGGCCCGGTAGCATGAGGAAATTCCTTTTCTGTGTCTGCGTGATCCTCGTCCTCATATCGGTTACGCTTCTAATTTTTCAGAGTGACATTGAGCAAGCGCTTGCAAATCAGGTAGCATCCGAGGTGGACGCTACGAGGGCTGCCGCAAGTCAAGAATCGCTGAATGAACCGGAAGACCCGGAAGAACCGGAGGAAACGATTCAGGAGGCCCCGCAGGAAGCGGATGACGAAGAAGCTTTTGACGATTCGCAGTTCTGCCATCCACCTCATACGAAAGATGGTGTTGGTGGAAACGGCGGGTTTATCACAGATGACCCATATGACTTAGAGCTTCTGGCACGAGCAATTTACGCTGAAGCTGGCGGGGACGACTGCAGCGACGAAACTCGTATCATGGTCGGAAATGTGATTTTGAACCGCATGAATGACCCCAGATATCCAAACACCATGGAAGAAGTGCTGACGCAGCCGCTTCAGTACAACGTGTTCGACAGAACCGGTGTTGTTTGGAAAGACAGAGCATCGAACCCGGAGGAAAAAGATGCCGTTGAGCGCGCATATCGCTGCGCCGAACGTGTATTGCTCGGAGAAAAGCTCCTTCCTGATGACGTGATTTTCCAGTCGGAAAACATACAGGGGACTGAGATCGTAGTTTATCAGGACGGAATGTACTTTTGCAGATGAAACGGACGGACTGGCATGGCAGCAATCATATCCGCCCCGTGTAAAGATTGCCCGAAACATCAACCAGGCTGCCACGGGAAATGTAAAGACTATGCTGAATTCTTAGAGAAAGACGCCGCAATCAAAGCTCAAATCGCACAGCAGCGAAAAAGGCTTTCACCTACGGCATCTTTTACAAAACGTCAGCGACAGCTCATTCGAGAAGGAAAGAGGTGCGTGAAATGAACTCACTTTCCAGGGTGCTGGTCATCCTTGCAGCTGTATTCTGCCTTTTCGGAGGATGCGTCTTTTGCAGTGTGGCAAAACGATGCAGCACATCAACCGAACGCATACGATATGCTCTCGTCGGAGGGTGTGCAATCATGGTCGGTGTGATTTTGACGGCCTTGACCGTCACACACTAGCACTATGAGACCACTGGAGGCCACGTGGCGGGAGAAAAGGGCCTTGACGTGAAATGAGACACGGAAATCCAGAACTCGCCTCAAACGGCCACGAGCGGCGCGAGGCAGGCAAACGATCAAATCAAAGGAGAAGCAAATAGATGCTGAACAGAATCACCATACAGGGACGAGTTGTAAAAAAGCCGGAAATGCGAGTGACGCAGAGTGGCAAGCCGGTAGCAAGTTTCACGCTTGCGGTTGAGCGCGACTACGTCGCCCAAGGGCAGGAGAGGGAGACCGACTTCCTCGACGTGGTTGCATGGAATCAGAAAGCAGAGGTCGCAGGGAAATACCTCGACAAGGGGAGCATGGCAGTCGTTGACGGACGCCTGCAGATCCGCACATGGACAGACAAAGAAGGAAACAAGCGCCGCAACGCTGAGATACTGGCGGACCAGATTTACTTCTGCGGAAGCAGACAGTCGGATGGAGCAGCGAAGACCAGCGGAGCCGAAGTTTCGCCGGCATCTGATGTTCCGGACGGATTCACGATGCTCGACGAGAATGCGGATGATCTTCCGTTTTGAGGTGTAGTGGAATGGGCGAGAAAAGATACCACTGGCTGAAACTGAAAGACGATTTTTTCAGTTCAAAACGAATCAAAAAGTTGCGAAAACTGGCTGGTGGAGATACATACACGATAATCTACCTCAAAATGCAGCTAGTTGCCATGAAACACGATGGGATCATCACGTTTACAGGACTGGAAAAGTCGTTTGCCGATGAATTGGCATTGGAGCTCGACGAAACACCGGAAAACGTAACAGTAACTGTCCAATATCTTCTGTCGTGTGGACTGTTGGAGACGTCGGACGATATTCACTTTTTTATCCCATATGCTGTAGAAAATACACAATCTGAAGCAGCTAGTACGCAAAGGTCAAGGTTATGCCGGGAACGCCGAAAAGCGTTGCAATGCAACGACAATGCAACGCAAGCGCAGCAGAAGTGCAACAAACTGCAACAAAATTGCAGCGTAGATATAGAGAAAGATATAGATATAGAGATAGAGAAAGAGATAGAAGAAGTATCTAACGATACTTCTTGCGCGGAGCTGGAAAAGTCCGACTCCACGCCGCCCGTAATCTCTCTAATTCTGAACGACAAATCTTTCTTCGATATCACGGAAGAAGATGTGACTAAGTGGAGTGTACTTTACCCTGCCGTTGACGTTATGCAAGAACTTCGCAAGATGGCAGGTTGGTGCGAATCAAACACGACGAAACGAAAAACCCGGCGCGGAGTCCGCGCGTTCATAACTTCGTGGTTGGCTAGGGCACAGGACCGTGGTGGTAGTCAGTGTAATTTAAGAAACACAAACCAGTCATTGCGCGAAGCATCTAGTAGCAATCCATTTTTGCGGGAGGACGTATGACAAGAGACGAAACAAGAAGAATCCTTGCTGTGCTACGAACGGCCTATCCAAACTTCTACAGGAATGTGTCAGACTCGGATATCACCGCCACAATCAACTTGTGGACTTCAATGTTTGAGGATGATGACCCGAGGCTCGTTGCTGCAGCAGTGAAATCTATCATAGTGGCAAGCAATCGGGAGTTCCCTCCTAACATTGGCACAATCAAGGAACAGATGAGAAAACTGATACAAGATGATGACCTTTCCGAGATGGAAGCGTGGGCGAAAATATCTGCTGCGTGCCGGAATGGCATATATGGTGCGCAGGAAGAGTTTGATAAACTGAGTCCTACGCTTCAACGTATTGTCGGAAGTCCGCAACAGCTTAGTGAATGGGCATTACTGGATGCAGATTCATTGCAAAGCGTTGTGGCATCAAATATTCAAAGGTCATTTAGAACGGTTCAGCAGAGAGAACGCGAACAGGCAAAATTACCGCAGGAAGTCCAGGCACTATTACAATCGATTCGCATGGGAGCCGTCGGAGATTTGGAAGGAGAGACGGATGTTAAAAGAATATCGGGATAAGGCTTTTAGCACGCACTGCCAACTGTGCGGCGAGGAAATATCAGACGAAGAATCGTTCTACTTCGACGATGGAAGTTATTTCATCTCAGGATATTGTGTACATCAGGCTTGTGCAGAGGAACATACTCCAGACATGCCAGGATATACAAAACTCAGGAATGAAATGCGTGAAAACATGATGCTCGTCAATCCATCTCAGAAAGAGAACTCGGTGAAAAGCAATGATGTATGTTGACGTGCAGCAAGAAGCACCTGCTGCCAGCTGCGCTTGGTGCGCCGGTGAGATCTATCTAAACGACACTGTATGGTTCGATGGATTCTCGACGTATGTTCACGATGAGTGCCTGAAAGAAATCGAAGATTCGCCAGAAGAAGCCCCCATTGCGGCATTCATCAAGAAAAACTACCAGAAATCCACGATGAGAGATCTCATTGAAAGTGCGCGGGAGGACGAACGGGATGAAGTTTGAAATTGTCCGCGCGCTGGATGGTAAAGGCATGATGATGACAGAACATGAGTCCTGCATCTACGACGATGACACCATCCGAAGCATGATGAAAGCGGGATATAAAGCCTACAAGGACGGCCGCGTCTATCGGCCGCAGGACGGAGGAAAGAAAAGTGGTACAGGTCGGACAAACCGTAAAGCGTCTGGTTAACTTCTCGCCGGACAAAACAATCGGTAGACCAACGGACAAAGAACTGCTCTTCGGGAAAGTCATATACGTGCATCCGAAGGGCCGCTTCTATACGGTTGAATTCACATTTTGGAACGGGGCAAAAATCCGTTCCTGCTATACAGAGGGAGGAAACGATGGCTAATGGACTTACCTATGCGCAGCGACTTCAAATTGCCAGAGATACTGAACTGCAGATTGGCGTAGACACCGGATTCCAAAAGGCAGCTGATTTCTTTGGCATTGCACTATACGAAGAAGGCTTCGGTGAAAAGCGCCTGGAAAAGATCGCCCGTCGAGTGATGGAACTCGACGAGGAATATGGCGATGCGTGGACAGGCCGCGCAGAAGCAGATTACAAGCAGGAGCAAATCGACCGGGTTCTGAAAAAGGCATACGGAAAGAACTTCACGCCGTTCTTTGACCGGAATCCGTATATCAAGAAGTTCAACTACGCAGGGAAGGGGAAACGGTAATGTACGAAGATAAGATAACGGTGGTTGGCACTGCTATGAGGCACATAGACGCGGAACCAAACCAAAACGGAACATCCTGCGCATACTGGCGCGGGTTTCTGCAGGGAGCCCTCATGCAGCAGCACGAAGACATGCACGGCATACAAGAGCAACTTGCGGCGAGCATACTCAAAAATGCAAAGTTTGAGGACAGCCGTGTGCGTTACGTGAAAGACAAGGGGGCGAAGACACCGACATATGCACATCAGGACGATGCAGGAATGGACCTGTATGCGTCCAAAGGAAACTACATCCCGGCCGGTGGAAGATGCACATTCCCAACTGGAATCCATATTGAGATTCCGAAGGGTTACTTCGGAGCGATCAGAGCCAAGAGCGGCCTGCTCCGCAACCACGGTATCCTTTGCTCTGGGACGATTGATGTCGGCTACACGGGCGAAATCATGATGACGCTGGTCAACACCAGCGACGAAATGTACTGCGTTTCAGAAGGCGACAAGATTGCACAGCTGATAATCATTCCGTATGAGCGCGTCGAACTGCTGGAAGTGGAGTCACTTGAAAAGACCGAACGTGGGGACAACGGCTTCGGGAGCAGCGGTCGATGAAATGGGAAGAGATGGACGGCCTGGAACGGAGCCGGCAGTTCAAACGACTTAGGAAACTGTTCTTCGAGGCGCTTGGGAAGGCATGGAACGAAGAATTTGCAGAGTATCAAACTGTGTTCGAACCTCAAACGCCGGATGAACTCGACCGCTCCAAAGCCTACGGTGGGTATGGACATCCGATGCAGATTATCCCCAATGGTGAGTGGTCGCTGATCTGCGCTATACGCGGAGGGAAGAAGGATGGGCGGTAACTACCTTCAACGCGTGACAGCATTCTTCGAAAGCTACTTCGAAATCCCAAAGTTCTACTATGCAGAGAAGAAACGGGTGATCCGCACAGAAGCAATACAAGACCTCATGCGGCAGCTCGTCGGGATGGGTGTTTTTCAGGACGAAGAATCGGTTCGGCGTGAAGCTCTGACGGACTTCGATGTTGTGCTCCCGAAATTGTAAAAATCGGCACGAAAATCGGCACACCACGGAAATTTAAAAAAATAAAGCCATTTTAGCCGACTGCCTGCGGGTTCGAATCCCTCATCCCCTGCCAAGAAGAAAAACCTGCAATCTCAATGGATTGCAGGTTTTTTCTTTGCGTATCAAGGGTTTCACGGGATATTCCCACAGAATTACAACTCTAAAAACTGAACTTTTCAAACACGAAAGATAACATATGCGCAATAAAAAATTGGCCAAAATCGGCACGAAAATCGGCACGGAATCTGGGCCTATTTTGAACACTTCTCAATGTCGATGTAGAACTTCTGCATCTTTTTCGTACTCTTGTCCATGTCCTTCTGTGCCTCATGAAGGTAATGCTCATGAACGGTCTTGATATTAGTCCAACCGCCAAATTTCATTGTACGAAGTTCGGGCCATCCCAAATGATAACCGAGAGATGCGAAAGACCGACGTAGACCATGAACGGAAACCAATGGAAGGTCGTTTGCTTTGCAAATCTTGTTGATCTGTTTACCAATCGCTTGCGGAGTGAGCTTGACGATATAATCATCCGGAGCGACATCTGGAAGAATATCGAGCAGACGCGGAATCACAACCGGAATTTCTCTTGTCGATTCGTATGTCTTGTTAGTGTCCTTTTCAATAAGTTTGTTATTCTTGTCAAGAACGCGAGATCCTGAGACGTTGATGAAGGCAGTTCCGCGTTTTGAAACAACAATGTCGCGACCTTTAAGATTTACGAGTTCAGATAAGCGCAAGGAGTGAAGCGCCAAGAGAGCTGCGACTTCGCAGGTAGTTCCTCGGATGAGAGGGATGAAGGCACGAATCTGCTCAAAATCTAAATATGGCTGACCACCTTTTTTGTATTTCGGAAGTGTGACATCTGGTGGGGTTACTTTGACGTGCCGCATAGCGGCTGATATGACATTCCAGCGATTAAAGACAGTCTTTGCGGAAACAAGCGCTGCCTCTTCCTTTATCGCTTCCTGCCAATCAATGGGCGAAGAGATATCGCACTTCATATATTTTTTGAACCCATGACGAAGCCACGTATGGTGGAAGGGGAAATAACCCCATCTTTATCGTGTATCATCTTCTTGATTGCATCTTCGACAGTTAGTTTGGGGGCGTGTTTCTTTTTTTCCAGGAATCCAGCACGAATAGCCTTAGCTTTGGCAATACACTTTTCCTTTGAGGTGTCCGTAATGCTTTGCTTCTCTGCGTCAAGATAAATACGCCAACTACCGCTCGCAAGCTGCCTTGGAGCTGGGATCTTGATCTCGTCTTTCTTTTTACGTGCTTTAATCTGTTTCTCGCCGCACCAGTTGCAGAACATGGAATTATCTTCGATTTCGCGGCCGCAAGATTTACATTTCATGAGGCTGGCCCTCCTGAAGCGCCTGCAGCTTCGCAATGGCTTCGTCACGCTCCTGCATGACACGAAGAAACTCTTCCTTTAGGGCATAAAATGTGTCAGCACAGATGCCGTATTTAGGGGCTTCGTGCATATTTGCATCAAGGCTGTCCAGCACCACTTGATCGCGCTTGTAAGAATCGTTGTTCAAAATATTACCTCCATTTGGACTTTCGATATGTACCGGGTGCGGACAGATAAATTCATTTTTTTTGAATAACTTTAATGATCGACCATGAAATAGCAACAGTAGATACAGAAATCATCGCAATCACGATCCATGCAACGACACTGATCTTTCCGTGTTGAATAAAACCAACGGCCGGCGCATTGATATCGAGGATAATATAGACAAGTAGCGAGAAGGCCATGGCTGCACACAGACACAGGAGGGTGTAAATTACAGGCTGACGTGCTTTCAACTGCGTTTGAAGCATGTCAGCTTTTTCCTTTTGATGAGAAAATTCGGATTTGGACACGTTCAACTCGCCGGTAGTCTCGGAGAGTTTCATTTCCAACTTGTGGTTTTGCAGTTCCATCTCATGGACTTTTTTTCGAAGCTCTGCGCTGGAATCTTCAGAAGATGGTAGACCGAAGAGTTTGTCGATGGATAACCCAAGCACTTTACAGAGAGCAACGGCATTAAACAGTTTCGGATCAGTTTGCGTTCCATCACACAAGCGATCTACTGCGGATTTCGATATGCCGGAAAGCTCAACCAAGTCATTGCAGGTGTATCCCTTTTCCATCTTTGCACGTTTTATGCTTGGCTGATATTTTGCAATATACGGGGCTAACTCTTGAATTGCACTCATAGATATAACCTCCATCTTGACATTTCCCACGGCCAAAGCCGGGGGCTTTACGCCACACTCTGGTAATTCGCATGATTTTCGATAAAATTTCAAAACTGAAATGCTGAAATCGCAAATTTCGTGTAAAAACCGCAGAACTCCATCTTTTCAAAATTCTGCCTGTCTGCTACGATGTAGGCGTAGCGATCCAGTGGGCAAAGCAATATGGTCTGCTGCAAGACCCCACCGCCTGTGCCAGAGGCGGTGGGGCTGACGAAATAACTTTCCGTCAAATAAATTGTGGAATCCAAATAGTAGAAAAATAAACGAAATGTTTGTGCAATATGAGCAGTTGCTTTTTACGAACATTCGTTTTAAAATAGGACACACGAAACAAACGTGAGAATTGGAAAGGAACGTGAAATAAGTGGCGGAATCGGATAAGATGCAGAATGAAATTGAACTGGACGAACTGGATGAAAGATTCAAAGAGCTGTTGAAAGAAGTGAAAGATAAAAGACGGTTCCTCAGATTTCTCCGTTTTTGTGCTCCGCGTCTACAAAGATGCGAGCAAGTTCAAGATATTTGGTCCGACTGGATTCAGACATCTGGTTGAATAAAGCGTAGAGCTCCTCGGTCTCGGCATCGTTTTTGATGCCGGGGCTATTTTTTTGTTCTGGAGAACTTCCAAGCAGTTTTTCTTCGGAAACATCGAAATACTCGCAAAGCTGAATAATTGTGCGTGGCTGCGGAGTCGTTTTTCCGTCGACCCAATTTCTGATCGTGGTTTGCGAGCAGTGCAAGTCATTTGCCATTTTATAGGCTGATAATTTGCGATCAGTCATCAGTTTCTTTAGGTTTTGTGGAAAATTCATAAAAATGCACCTCCAAGTTTGGCTATAAATATTGCTCCAAAAAGGTTGCATTCGCGACAATAATGGTGTAAACTTTGGAGTACAGAGCAAACGCAGAAACACCAAAACATCGTAAAATGCTTTGGAATGAAAATGGAGCAGATCTGTATTGGACGTTCAGATTTTACTGCTCCAACTTGCGCTTGTCAAGCCAATTTGGAGGTGAAACTGTGAACTTTTCTGAAACATTGCAAAAAATGATGGAAACGAAGGGTGTGACTAAGTACAGGTTAGCAAAAGATCTCGGCGTCAGCCAATCGTCCGTGGCAAATTGGCTGAATGGAAGTAGCCCACATCCATTCATGCTGGATAAGATCGCAGCCTATTTTGGATGTTCAGCCATCGCGCTCAAAGAAAAAAGCGCTAAAGATCGGGCTGCAACTGGAGGGTAAAGATGCCGAGATTAAAGAAGAAAGAGCCTGACTTTATCAAAGTCGCTCGTGTCATCAAAGGATATGCATCGGCTCCGCAAGTGGCGAAGATGCTGAATTGCTCTGCGAATACCGCTCGTAGACGGTTGAACGACCCTGAAACATTCACACTCGGCGAGCTCAACATGATCTGCAGGCAAGCGCATATCCCGTGGGAGGACATGAGAGAGGCGGTGCAGGTATGAGCCTAATCCGCCAACACTTTGAGGACCGTGAGAGCTGGCTAGAAGGTCGGCAGGAACTTGGAATCGGCGGCTCGGATGCTGCGGCAGTATGCGGGCTATCTCCTTGGATGTCGCCTGTGGAACTCTGGCGGGTCAAGACCGGCCAGAAGAAGCAGAAGGACATATCCAGCAGTGCAGTTGTAGAACGCGGAGTACGAATGGAGCCTGCGCTTCGAAACCTGTATGCAGCCATGAATCCGCAAATGCAGGTCGAGCACTTCCCATACGACATTCTGGCTCAGAGTGAGCGGCCCTGGCTGACGGCGACCCTTGACGGAGACCTGACGGACGAAAACGGACGCCGAGGTATCTTGGAAATCAAGACCGGACAGCTCATGAAAAAAGCTGACTATGAGAAGTGGGCCGATGGAAACGTGCCGATTTACTACCTTGCGCAAACTAACTGGCAGCTACTGGCGACCGGGTGGGATTTCGTAGATGTCTTTGCAGCGCTGCAGGATATCCGTGGGGACTGGTCGATACGAACACGCCGAATCGAGCGTGCGGACTACGAAGAAGATCTTACGTGGCTGCTTGGTAAAGCGGACACGTTCTGGGGGTACATCCAAAAGCGACAGATGCCGCCAATGACCTTGAATATTTAAAAATGGAGGGAACGAAATGATTGTGGAGGTAAAGTTTTACCGGGAGAAATCCCAGGCTTACGTCGGCCGTGGATACAGCTACGACACGGAGATGCCGCTGAAGGTTGGAGACCGCGTGATTGTCCCGGCCGCAGGCGGGAAGAACCGGGCAATCGTTACGGCAGTCGACTTGCCGGCCGAGAACATCAACCCTGACTATTTCCCGCTGAAGAAAATCACAGAATACGACACGCCGGAGGTGACTGTTTGATGGAAACCACCGAGATCCGGATGATAACCGACCTCGATAAGGCCGTCCCTCAGAGCCTCGACTTCAACTTCGAGGAAGTGAAATCTTGGTTGTCTGAAAACCTCGCGGCGTACAAGACGATGGTCGTCACAGAAGATGTCATCGGTGCATCAAAGGCCGACAAAGCCAAGATTTCCAAAATCAGCAAGGCGATTTCGGAACAGCGTATTGCGGTCAAAAAGCGTTATCTGGAACCGTACAACGACTTTGAGGCGAAGATGAAAGAACTTTCCGGCATGTGCGATGAGGCCGCAAAGAACATCGATGTACAGGTCAAGTCGTTTGAGGAAAAACGGAAAACCGAGAAACGCGAGTGGCTGAAAGCCTATTTCAACTCTGTGAACACACAGCCGTGGCTCGCCTTTGAACGGATTGAAAACCCGCGCTGGACGAATGTTACCTACGCCATCGAAACAGCTAAGACGGACATCCAGACGGCTGTGAACGCTGTTGCTGATAATGTTGCCACCATTACGGAAGCAGGTGGCGAGTTTGAGAGCGAAGTCATGCTTGAATACCAGAAAACGCTCGACCTTGGAACAGCAATGCGGCGTGGCAATGAACTGAATCGCATTAAGAAAGAACGTGAGGCTCGCAAGGCAGCAGAAGAAGCAGCTGAACGTGCGAGACGTGAAGCGCAAGAGGCTCATGAAGCTGCTGTAGCCATGGCGCAGCGAGAACAGGCTGAACGCTATGCGCAGATGAAGCAGGAAGAAGATGCGGCAAAACGTGCCGAAGCGCTTCTGAATGCGGAAAAGATTCCAAATGCTACTGAGGAACACGAAAAGGAAGAACCGCTTCAAGTGCTCGATTTTAGAGTGTACGTCACAAATGAACAGAAACTCAAGCTTCGGGATTGGCTGAATGCCAACGGCATTCGATTCTGCCGCGTACCGAAGTTTGGAGACTGAGAAAGGATGAAATATGAACGCAACAACTAGACTTACTCCACCTGCTCAGAAGCAGACGTTCTCAAATGCTATCACATCCAATGCGATGCAGGGGCTCATTCAGAAATCATTGAAAGACGCAAAAGTCGTGGCGAGATTCACGTCCACGCTGATTTCTGCCGTTAATTCGTCAGAGCAGCTAAAAGCATGTGACCCTGGCACTATCGTTGCGGCGGCGCTTCGCGGCGAAGGAATGGGACTGATTCTCAACATTGGCTATTATCTTGTGCCATATGGGCAGACCTGCACATTCGTAATCGGCTATAAGGGCTTGATCGCTCTGGCGTTGGAAACTGGTCAGTACGAAGATATCGATTGCATGGACATTAGAGAAGGCGAATACACCGGCAGAGATCACAGGACAGGAAAGCCTACATTCGACTTCGATGTCTATGGAACCGACGAAGAACGAGAGAAAGCGCAGATCATCGGATACTACGCATATTTCAAGCTGAAGAATGGAATGTTCCGATCTGAGTTCTGGTCGATGAACAAACTGATCTTCCATGCTGAAAAATACTCGCAGGCATTCGACCGTGAAAAGTACGAGAGATTCGTTGCTGGCGAAATGACGGCGGAAGAAGAGGCCAAGATTCGGAAATCCTCGCCATGGTATGACGTCGGATACGGTCAGGACAGAATGTGCAAGAAAACCGTTCTCCGTAGCCTCCTGAACTCCGGCTATGCGCCGCTGTCCAATGAGGTTCGCTATGTGATGGACAACGACTCCGAATATGGCGCGATTCCTGACATGCCAATCATCAACGTGGACAAGACCACCGGCGAGGTAGTCGGAACGGCTACGGCAGCTCCTGCTATCGGCGCGGCTTCGGATGACGATTTCTTCGACGCAGATGATGTGAGCGAGGAATTGAACCGCCGCAACGAGACAAAGCAGGAAACGGCACATCCTGCAGAACCAGCCAAACGCCGGAAGGCGGCAACCGAAAGTAAGCCCGAGGCAGTCGATACGTCCTACACGGACGATGGCTTTTTCGGATGAGGTGAACGATGAGACCAATCAGCAGTGCGATTATCCAGGACCCCAAAGATCCAAAACGGCAGTGCTGCGAAACCATGCTCATCTGGGGCAAGGTCACGCGGGACGCAAAGATCGAGTCCACAAAGGGGTCAGACAACAAGCCTCCCATGCCAAAAGTCACGTTCGGCATTGCCTACGAGGACAAGAAGTTCATGAACGTCCTCGCCATAGGGGACTGCCCACAAACCAGTATCGCGCAGCGTGTTCGAAAGGGCGATCACGTCTTAATCGCCGGCAGATGGTCAAACAAACAGTACAAAACAAAAGACGGCGAAAACAAGACGTGGGCAGAGCTGAGAATTGAGCAGATCGCCATCCAGAGTGATGGATATCAGTTGGAGATGACGGACCGGCTTTGGACTGCGCTCACGACTGCGATGAGCAAGGGCTACCTTCACACCAGAGGGGAATTTACAAAGGCGTTCAATACGGCATTTGTAGATTCATTTTGGGAACTCTGTCAGGCTATGCAGGGTGAAGAACCGCAGGAAGCAGAAGGCGAAGAATTTGCCGGCGGTGATGACTACGAGCTGACGATCTGAGGGCTGTTTCATGGGAAAAGGAATCAGTCTATCTGATCTGCCGGAACCCTACAGACGTCAGGCGGAAAAAAAGCTCATACAGGAAATGCAGCGACGGGCAGCTTTGAAACCGAAAACTGAAACTGCAAACCCGGAAAATCCTCGAAAAAAGGAAAAGCCCGTCAAACCGCCAAAACTGCGAAACCAGAAGGTCACTCGCGGAGGCAAGACCTTTGACAGCAAGCGGGAGGCGGACCGTTACGACGAGCTTGTGCTTCTGGAAAAGCAGGGAATTATTCAAAATCTGGAATGGCAGAAAGAATACCTCCTGATTCCGGCACAGTACAAAACCGTCGAGCAGTACGGGAAACGCGGAACGAGAATCAAAGACAAGCGCATTCTTCTCGAACGGCAGGTGACATATGTTGCCGATTTCGTTTACGAAAAGGATGGAGAGACAGTCGTGGAAGACTCGAAGGGCTACAGGAATCCATCTTCGGCACCTTATGCAAAGTTCGTGTTGAAACGGAAACTGATGCTCTGGATACATGGAATTAGAATTGTTGAAGTTTGAATTGGAGGCAGAAACCGATGGAATTTTTGCGAGAAGACGTGCTGAGATTGGCCGTCGCACCATGGAATAGCATCTACAGAGATGACCAGCCGGTGCGGGTTTCACAGGAGACGCAGGATGAAATCGACTTCTGCCTCCATCATTGTCCCTATGCGAATACAGAGTGCTGCGATTGTCTGTCCGGCGGTAAGCCCGAGAAGGCCAGAAAAGGGGCAAGAGAGAAAATTGACGTAGAGCGATTGAAAGAGCTGCTTCGGCTGAAAGTCCCGACTGCCGAGATCTGCGAAGAATTCGGAATCCGGGAAGAGACGCTTTATCGGAAGAAAAAGAAGCTTGGGGTAGGTTAAACTCCTGCAATATGACGGTGGAGGTGATTCACGGCAATGCTGACAAAATACATCTACGCTGGCAATTTAACTGCGTATCTGGACATGGCACTGATTGAAAACAAGTCTTCGCCCACAACCGGATATGCGCTGCTGAAACTGCATCGGATCATCAACGAAAATCCTGACTATTTCGGCTGCATTACGATTGGGGAATGCGACGGGTGCAGGTGGAACGGCCGTCACCAGAAATGTTCGTGCTGCCGACGGAATCCAGGCTTAAAAGATTGCTATGAGGTGAAAGAATGAGAACGGACGATATTATCCGTGGACTACGTTGCTGCTATGACACGACCGGGGAACTTGATTGCGAATCGATGTGTCCGTTCGTGAATGTGGAAGGGTGCAGAATCAAACTGCATGAAGCTGCCGCAGAACGACTTGAATTACTTGCATCAGAAGTAAAACGATTGGAATCTCTTGTACAGCCAATAGGAAAAAACCCGTGCGATGGATGCGACCATGGATGGGGGTCAATCGTAGGATACAAAAACGGGAAAGTGGAGTCAAAGAGTTGTATGGAAGAATGCCAGTTGCTGAAAGAGTATCTGGAGAAACAGAAGGAGGGACGGCCATGCTGCCCATGATGGAATCTGGCTGCTATAACTGCCCAGTCAAGAACTGTACTGCGGCGTATCGTGGCAGCGAATGCGCCGCGAACCGAGCAAAGGTAGGAATCGATACCGACCCGCTAACCAATGGCGAATACATCAGGCAAGCAGATGACATTCAGCTTGCGGACATTCTGTACCAATCTGTTTCTGGGATAGTAGCAGAGATGCTTCGCCGTCTCGGAATAACCGATTGGGAATGCCCGGACATCCGAGATAAATACGTCGAGTGGCTGCGAAGCCCATGTGACAAGGAGAACAAATGAAGACTCTGAATGGCGGCCGGAAACTCACAATCCCGTGTAAAATCGGAGACTACTGTCTGTATGATGCGGGGCTGTGTATCAAAAAGCTTCGGGTCAAAGGTTTCTACTACGGATACCCAGATGGCCTGCGCATTGACCTCGGCGATATTCAGCCGGTCGCATGGGACCGCTCAATCGTCGGATACGAAAAGGCCGAAGATGATATCATGCAGAGCGAAGAAGCAATCAGAATGAGGAGGCAGCTGGAGTATAGATGAAAACTGAAATCACGAAAATCAAGGGTGACTGGATAGAGGTCGCTTCCGATTGCCGGTCAACGGTCGGCAAGCCGCCGCTCGACCATGAGCCGAGTACGGAATTCAAACGGAAGATCCTCATTGCAGAGCACAGCCCGATTCGGGACATTTCCGTGAAGTGGACGTGGCACGGAATCAAAAGCTGGGTCGCTACCCACTGGAGCAGACACAAGTTCGAGAAGTACATCAAGTCTCAGCGCTCAGACAGAACCGGCATCCCACGCGATAAACTGCCGCAGGACGCGCCTGTTGACTTTACAGGTGACGCAAACGTTCAGGCACTAATCGATACCATGCGGAAACGTTTGTGCCGCCAGTCCTCAACAGAGACGCGACAGTATGCAGAGGACTTCAAGGCAGCGCTCCATGAGATCGAACCGGAAATCTCGGACGTTCTGGTGTGTAACTGCATCTACCGTTGCGGTTGCAGTGAAATGACACCGTGCGGAGGCGAGAAATGTTACTTCGATGTGCTGATGGAGAAAACAGACGGTGCGGTAGCTTCGACGAATATCAAAGACCGCTACGATGCCTATAATAAATTCTTCTATGAACGGAGGAAGGCAGAATGAGCATTCTCATTGAAACTTGCCCGAAATGCGGTGCAGAACTGCAGAATATCGTGATCGCTACGTTCCCGCCGATTCCGCAGAAGAAGTGTTTCAACTGCGGATGGAGCTGGGAAGGGAAGCCCGAGAAGGTTGAGTACAGGTCGTTTGAGGAACCCGCTGAAGAGAAAGACCAATGTCGGTAAATGTGCAGTTTGTCTGCCCGGTGTGCGGGAAGCGTGTGACGCGAATCAGGGAACCCGGACAAAAAAGTTATTTCTGTAGTCAGACTTGCTTCAATTTCGCGCGGCGCAACGGAATGTGGGGCCAGCGGAAAGAAACCAGCTTGCCGGGCGACTTGGCACATGAGAAGGTCACGATAAAAATTACGAAGGATATCCCGATTTTTCAGCAGATGCGGCCGAAAATCGGTGCGCTGTATGTAGCGGAAAAATACGACGGAAAGTACCATGGATACGTTATCAACGTCAACGGGTACAGGGTAAACATTCGGTGGAACGAATGCGTGGAGGTGAAGGAATGAGCCAAGCAGTGCTCATCAGCATCAGACCAAAGTGGTGCGAAAAGATCATAAGCGGTGAGAAAACGATTGAGGTGCGCAAGACGCGCCCGAAGATGAACCTGCCGTTTAAGTGCTACATCTACTGCACGCAGAGCGCTGATATGCTTTGGATTTTGAATGAAAGGGAACGGTCTCTCTGTCCTGATAAAATAGCGGATGTTTTCAAGGCTGCTAAATGCGGCGGAGCATATCGGGGAAATGGCAAGGTCATCGGCGAGTTTGTATGCGACGACATTTTTGAAAGGATCGTCAGAGTAGGAGCAAGCTGTGAACCGCCGAAATATTGCATCTGCGATTGGAACATGGACTGCACGCCACTTGATACGCTTCTTGCGGATGCCTGCCTGACAAAAGACGAGCTGGAGAAGTATCTGGACGGCGGCGTCGGCTACGGCTGGCACATCTCCAACCTAAAAATCTACGATACGCCGCTGCCGCTCAACACCTTCAAAAAGTGGTTTCGGGAGTGCGCGTATTCAGATCTCGGGTTTGCCATCCCGGCCTGCGAGAAATGCACGGACTCTGGATGCTTTGTACAGAAGCCGCCTCAGTCATGGTTCTTTGTGGAGGAATTGAAATGAGCGGTTTTTGCAGCAATAAAAACATGCCGTGTGTGTACGCGGCGGACCTTGGACAGTGCCAAATCACTGCCTGCGCCAAGCAATATGCGGATTTTCGCCGCAGCCCAGAAGATATGCCTTGCAAGACGCTTATCCGGTGTAGATGTGGAAACATCATCGCCGGGTACGAGGGATATCTGCTGACCGTTTCGCGGAAAGGGAGAGTCGTCACGTTTTCTGCCAACAACGCGGATATAACGGTCATGTGTGAAAAATGCGGGCGAACAACGAGAATTTTGATCGATGGAGCAAATATCTATCATGTGGAGGAAGACATATGACAATTAAAGTCGGGGACTATGTGGAAAGTTTACACGGGATGGTCGGCGTAGTAAAAACAGTTTGGAGCACATTGACTGTTGACGAAAAAGATCACTTCACCTTCGAGTGGGAAATCACGCGCCCGTCCATCAGAAGCGGAGACCGTGGCTTCTTTGCTGGAAACGAATCCGATTTGTGGCTGCACTACCGTCAAATTGGCATGTATCACAACCCGTTCCAGAAAGAGAGAATGACAAAGCAGAGAATCGAACCGATTGAATTCGGAAAGATTGAAAAAGCAAGAGCAACGAAGGTGACGATTTCGACAGACGGGGATGTAAAAACTGAACGCGGTGAATTTGATATACTGAAACGCACCAAATTAACGGTCACAGATCTTGCAGTCAAAATTAACGAAATCATCAACCATCTGAATGCGGAGGAATGTTAATGGAGCATATTGTACAGTTTGGCATCAACATCGATGACGAGACAATCAAGCGTACCGTGATGGAAAGCGGCGTTAAGACTATCGAAGCGCAGATCAAACAGGAAATCATCAATAAAGTTTTCACAGCATACCGATACAGAAATGCGAACCCTGCCAGTGATCCGTTATCTACATGGGCGCAGAATCTCGTAGCGGACACGCTCGCAGAAAACCGAGACGCGATTATCAACCAAGCAGCGGAAATCCTTGCGGGAAAGATGGCAAAGAGCACGAAAGTCCGCGAAGCGGTCATTGCAAAGACGGCAGAATGAGTGTCACAATCAAAAGCTTAAATCCATTTGCTTTTGACCCGAGAATGCTGTATAGGCTCGAAGAAAACCACGTTTCTGGAGATATCATTTCCATCCAAGGAAGAAGACTAATCATTACGGATGAATCGAATGATGTGACATATCTTGGGAAAGAAAACGAATGGCGCAACAGATTCTATGCTGGGAAGTGGATAACGGTTTTTGATTTGGAAGGTATATTCGAACTTGAATCGGACGAACCAATCGACATAGAAGGATTCAAAAGGTTTCCTTGTGGAGAACACAAACTGTGGACGCTTATAGCGGAACCATCTGCGAAGAAATTAGCGTGGTTAATTCGAGAGGAACGTAGAATATCGGCATTGGATAGGGAGAAATAAATGGAAGATTTCATGTGTGCGCGTATCTGCGACGACATGCAGCTTGAACTTCACAAGGACGTGCTGCGGGCAATAATCGAGCAGGATGAGTTCTACCGAGTATTGGGGAACTTCTCCGTGGAGATCATGGGCGTTGCACCTGATACCGGCGCTTTCATCCTCAAATTCCACGACAAGGACAAGCAGCACGCGAAAACGGTCTGCGATGGCGAAGTCGTGGAAGTAACACCGTCGGATATGCTTAACCTCGATTTGCAGAACCGACTCCGGAATGACGGCCCATATCAGGTGGAATCCAGCAATCCAAACTGGACAAGGGAGGGAAACAAACCAGTGACGACGATCTACGGTTACAGCGATGATGCCATCATACTCGAAAACAGCAACTACAATGATGGTAGTATTGACTGCTTCGACAAGGATGTACGGTTGTGGTTTAACGACGGAACAATCATCCGCATCGGTTACTGCAAGAAAAATCTCGGCGTCTGGTACATCGTTAGAGAACACGTCGGAACGGCAGAGCAGACACTTTTGGTCTGCGAGGATGAAGACGCAGATCCGTACAGCGATGTTTTCTGCATCAACGCGGAAATCGAACGGCATGAGGTGCTGGGAGGGAACTTTGGAGAGATTAACATTACGGAGCAGTGAAACAAGCCACGAAAACGGTGTATGCTGCACACATTTCAAAAGCAAGGAATGCCTCGAAGTCGGTGGGAATTGTGCATATGGCTGCAAGTGGGAAGAAGCAGTATGGGCACGTTTGGCTGAATTTGAGGACAGTGGCCTTGAAACGTGGCAAGCTGACGCTGCTAAGAGCATCGTTGAAATGGCATTCGGCGGGGAAATCAGCTCAATAGAACGTATCCGTGATCTGGTAAGAGCAGATAAAGCCGGCATGAACATTACTCTTCCGTGCAAACCGGGCGACAAACTGTTTGTCCTGACAACAGACAGTTTGGATGGAATCGAGGAAACAAAATGCAAACGCATCATGATCTGCCGCGCTTCCGATGGGTTGTATGCGAAGGTCGTTGCGCCGTGTGTCTATGATGATTGGGGTGGCGCGCATTGGGAGTTCACAGAGGAAGATTTCGGAACAAAAGTGTTCTTAAATCAGGAAGAAGCCAAGAAGGTTTGGAGGAAAAATGAACTGCAAAATAAAGGGATGTCCTTTTATTCTAAGCGGTGAGTGCGACGTACCGCCCTGCGAAACGTGCTTCTTGCCGTGCGAAGCGAGGGAAGAACATGACTGATCTCAAGTGCTGCCCATTCTGCGGAGGGAAAGCCGTGATGATAAGTGAACCATACACGCACAATCGATTCCTTGTGGCCTGTAAAAATCGCGGGGACGTGTGCAAATGCGAACCATGTACAAACTGGTTCGACACACCGGAAGAAGCTGCGGAAGTGTGGAATAGGAGGGAAAATGAACGATCTTAAAGGCTGCCCGTTCTGCGGTGGAGAAGTCGAGGAACGGGGTGGAACCTGCAACTATGGAAAAAAGGTCATGACGCTGGATGTAAAATGCCAGAAGTGCGAAACGACATTTAAGTTTAAGCACAAATGGTCGCTTAACCCATACGTCGAAACCGTGGATGCGTGGAACCGGAGGTATGATGATGGAACAAATTCGTAGTTGCCCGTTCTGCGGCGGGCGCGGGCGGGTGAGTTTCAAGGATGCTCGCTTCGCAGGTCAGAATTACAGAGGCGACAAGAAAATTGTGTACCGCGTACAAATAATTTGCAACCGGTGCGCCAGCCGGGGCAAGCCTATCAGAACGGAGCCGTTGATTAACCCTAATCCGTATAGCTGTGCATGGGGACCGACATATGACGCGAAATCTCCAGTATGCCAAAGGCAGACGGAGCTTTTCGCACCATACGTTGAAGCGGCTATCCGTGCATGGAATGAGAGGTATGCAGATGGAGCAACCGCGTAACTGCCCATTTTGCAGCGCGTGCTCTGTGGAATGGCCGATTGTTCTGGAGGAAATTCACCTTATTGTTGGGGATTTGCCACCGCTAACGTATCAATGCCGCTGTACATACTGCGGGGCAAATGGGCCGATAAAGGGCACGAAGCGGGCGGCGATCAAGGCATGGAATAGAGTTTGGAATAGGAGAAACGAAAATGATTGACTGTTGCGCGACCTGCGCATTCCACGAATGCCAGAAGGGGTATCTCTATCCGCACCGGTGCAAAAAGCACAAAGGCGAGCGCTTTTCGGAAGTCGAGTGGCGACGCATCGTGTATAGCCTGTACAAATGCGGCGAGTTCAAAAGCATTGACGCTGTCAGTGATGTATCGGACAGAGAACGTGAACATGAACGATGCCACTAAAATTGTCAGGGAGGACGAAATGATGGACCTGGAATCAGTTTTCAATGAAATCAAGGCAATGTCGCAGGAACAATTCGACGCTCTCATGGAGGAAGTGCGTGCAATGTCAGAACCACCATATGATGAGACTGTCAATGAAGAACCTGCAGTTGCGCCGATGAATCAGGCTGATATCAGCGAGAATAGCCGGTACAAGGAACTGAAAGTGAACCCATGCGCATACGGCGTCCATTTTTCTGCCGTCATGGATGACGAAGACGGTAGCATTGTCGTTTTCGGAGAAGGTGGATGGGCGATGGGGTACATCGACTACCCGATGGGCACGGCAAACTGGATCGTCACGGACGAGTGCAAGCCGGGTGTACAGCGGTATTGGAAGACGTGCTCGAAATGTGGACAGAAAAAATGGTTCTTCAACTATATCGACGCACGGAATCTGAAACAAAGGTATCCGCTCTGCGAGTGCGGGGCGAAGATCATTGGTGTGGAAGAAAGGTTTGAATTTGAATGACACGTGTGCGGGAAAGGATACAACCATGATAATTTATACCGGAGAACGCGGTAGCGGGAAAACCACTATGCTCATCGAGATGTCTGAAAAAACGGGTGCGACCATCGTTGTGGCTACATACCCGATGGTCAAGTATATCCAGAAGACTGCGGGTCAAATGGGTAAGAAGATTCCCGTTCCTATCACGGTGACGAACTACATTCACCTTCTTGCAAACGGTGGTCTCAGTAAAAGTAAGAAGTATCTCGTGGACGAACTTCAGATGATACTCCATGGCATGAACATCGAAGTTGCTACATGTGACAATGATTGTTTGAGAGCGCTGGGAAATCTGTCGAGTGCGAAATCTCAGCCAGATCGATACATCAACGCTACACAACTGATTGCCACACTAGAAGGTGCAATCGAGAGGGCGGAACGCGAAGAACCAGCAGGAATCGAGAAACTTTTGGCTATAACGTCGATGAAATATGCGAAACGGCTACTTGAAGAAGCGTCCAAAACGGAGGGGGAACGTGGATAAATACGTTAATGCAACGCACATCATTGAGGGAATCAACAAAGCACTTGACTCCCTACGGCGAGAAGATGGAAGCCTGCCGGACACGGAGGATGTCAATGAATTGCTCCATTTCAAGAGAATGCTGAAACTCGCACCGGAAGTACCAATTAAGGACTATCGGCCAGAGAATGCGCCATTTGTGACGTTCAACGGCAATCCCGTTGGACTTCTGAAAAGCATACGGCCCGATATTACTGAAATCGTAATTTCGACCAGCTACTGCGGGTGCGAGTTTGTAAACGGTGAACTTGCATCGGTGGAAATTCTGAAAGAACCGTTGGATAAATGGGAGGAACAATATGGTAAAACTATCGACGATTCAAAAGCACAATAACCCGCACGCCATCCTTCGGAGTGATAACGAAGGACCCGGAGGCGGCTATCACGATTACACTGTGATGGATATGGACAGAAAAAGTGTGATTGCACAGATAAAATTTCAGAAAGGCGCACGAAACGACCCGAACGCGCGTCATGGCGTTTTAGATGCTGACCTTTTGGAAATCGTGCGTGATAGGCTGACGGCCTTCAACAAGGGAGAATTTGCCACGCGGGAGAACGCCTGCGCAATCACACATATTGAAGAAGCCCTCATGTGGATGGCGAAACGCGCCGATGACCGGGCGGAGCGCGGTGTGCTCGGGACATACAACAAGTGAGGGGCATATGGCAAACCTTAAAGACTTTTCGTTTGAGAAAATCCATCATGGAGACAAGGTTTTGCACAAGGAACTCGGAATCGGAGAAGTCCTGGGAATCTGCAAGCCATCGGTGCAGATATTCTTCCCTGATATGTGCGGAGGAACATTCATGGATCTCAAGTACAACAACGGATGGAACCTAGAAAACACCGGAATCGAGTTTATCGGGGAATTCAGGAGGGAGAAACTGGGCGTGGAAGACAAACAAGGGATGACGTGGGCGCAGTTCTTGAAAAATCCGGGGCCGTTCTGCTGGGAGAACGTTATGACGGGGATGGTCGTAAATCACAAAGAACATGGATACGGCGTGGTCATATCAACGAACACCATATCAGGCACGACGGTCCAATTCGAATACGGATGCTACAAGGCATTCAAAGGGGATTCCTACAAGGACTTCACGAAGATTGGACCATGGACGGAGGAAGCCTTGAAATGAAAACTGTCTTCGTGTGCAACACACTCACCGGTGGCATCTATGAGGTGAAAAAAGGGTTTGGCATCGACGAGACGAGCATCCGACAGATTCAAAAACGTGCGAAAGCGCGCGGAGAAGAATATATGGCTGTTGTACTTCCAGGCGATGTAAAGCATGATGATATCGAGAAATTAGCCAATGCCGTTGCGGATTGGAGACGACTTCAAGATCCTAGAATCCAAGAAATTGTGTATAGAACGCAAAAAGCGATTGAAATCCTGACGGGCGGGATGGAGAAATCGTATGGCGAAGCATGACCAGAGGTGGCGTGATGCCAGATGGAAGCAAAAGAAACGCCAGAGGGACGCTGAAAGCAAGCGACGGGAATGGGAACTGTCAGAATTTGCACGGCAGGCGGACGAAGCGATTGAGCATATGCGGCAATTCTCCGATTGGGCGGAGTCGATGATGGAAAGACTTGATTTTTTGAAGGAAATCGGGCCGGGAGTCAACTTCGCGGAGATTCTGGAAGGAACACCGTTCAGATTTGTTTCTCAGAAGTGGAATGGCGATGGGACATATGATGTCACGTTCGAGGTAGACGTGCTGAGCAATGACAGCAAACACGAAAAGATCGGCGTGCTGACGGCAACTGCTTTGCGCGTGTCGTATATCGCGGGGAGGTTAGAAGTTCATGGACGATGACGAGAAATTTGAAGACTTCTACTCAAACGCAGAACGCCGCATCCGAGAACTTAACAAGAAACGCGACGATGCAATGAACGAAACACCACAGAAGATTTACGCGAAAATCGGCGAACTGATTGGGACACTCACTTTAGATGGCGAAGCTTATCCGATAAAGGGACTATCGGATAAAACCGCGCAGAGCCTTCATAGAACGGTTTGCCCAAACTGCGGCGCACCACATTCACCATGGGAAGCCAAGTGTGAATATTGCGGTGGGTATTTTGATCTAAAATCCACTGAGGCTGAGACGCAACAAAAATGTAAACCTTACGCTGTCACGCAATGGGACGGTGAAAAATTTGTTAGCAAAGTTGTGAACCCAATGGAAAGAGTTAAAACAAAAAAGCTCCCAACAAAAAACATCATTGGATAGAAAGGTGGAAACACAATGAAAAACACAGTAGCCCCTTTGGTAAACAAACTTGTTGATTGCAAGTTTGAGTGTAGCACCCCCATTGCTTCATCCAGAATGGATGCAGGGGAAGCGGGGACACAACATCATGTCGTGGAGTTCATACACATCGATTATGCCTTGGATAACAACACAGAACCTGTCAATCCGGGGGAGATAGGAACGCTTGACGATGAAACAGTAAAGGCCATTTTAGCCGCGTTTGAAACAGCCTAAAACAAACTTTTGCAACTTCTCTTGCATTTTTGCTGACTGTATGGTATAATTAAGCAAAATAAACAGAGAAATGTATGCGCTGGTTTGGTGCTTTTCCTATGGAAGAGGTATCGAACCAGCGCTTTTTGTCGTATGTGGAGGAAAAATGAGCGAAGCAATCAGCGAACTGGAACAACAAGAATACTACGCGCAGCTTGCAAAAAAGACTTCAGAAAGCCTTGCGTATTTCTATTGCTGCGTCAAATATGACGTTCCGTTTGCGCGCGACTGCGTGCCGCGCGATGAAGGGCGCGACAAGTGGCTTTCGTACCTCGATAACCTCCATATCAAGAAACTGGATGCCAGCAAGAGCGGCGAGCGTTACGGCTTCCTCGATGGCTTGACCGACATCACGAAGATATTCGGCGAGGGCCTGAAAGACGGCGAGTTCACCAAGGCTGTTTACGCTGAAAAGAATGCGCAGTCAGCCAAAGCCGGCACGGTGAGGCAGCGGAAGGACTGGGGGACTGGAAACGACGAGCATCCATACACCAATGAAGACTATGCAGAGTTTGACAGGATTTACACTGTCCTTGCGTCAGATTTGGGTGGAGAAGATGCTTTGAGTGCAAAGCAGCAGCTCATTCTCCGCAACGTCTCCAAATGGACAAAGCAAATGAACGATGCTTCTGACGCTGGAAAATTCGATGCAGCAAGAAAGCTGTCGGCCATCATTCAGGAAAACTTAGCGAGTGATAACCTCAGAAAGCGCGATGCCAAGCCAGTAGAGGAAATCCGAATCGACGGAATTACTGAACGGCTCGAAAAGGCTGGCTTAATGAAGAACGGTAAACCGGTAGACCCTGACACTGCATTCGAGCTACTTTTCCACCGCAGACCCAAGTATTCTTATACGAAAGACGCTGCAGAGCAGATGCTTCTCGCAATTATCAACACTTCGCGTATGAATGATTCGCTTCCGGAGTTTTCAACGCTCCCAGACAGCGCAAGGATCAAAGATGATCTCCATGAGTTTGCGGAAGAACCGAACGAGATGGAGAAAACCGCGTATGAAGGGTTCGGCTATGTAAAGATGCCTCCAGTGAAAGAAAAATAAATAGGTTATTAGCTGGGACAGAGGGTAGCTTCCTTTTCTCGCTCCTACACAGTGAGATTACCGGCTCTAACAAAATCTGTGTAGGAGATTTTGGTATGGAAGAAAGAAACTATTGCGTCTATCGACATATAACCCCAGACGGAAAGGTCTATGTTGGGCAAACACAACAGAAGCCAGAGACGAGGTGGGGAAACGGAAGACTCTATAAGGCCAATCCAGAGTTTACCGCTGCTTGTGAATATTACGGATGGGAAAATGTAAGGCATGAAATACTCGACAGCAATCTGACACAAGCAGAAGCATACGAACTGGAACGAAAATACATTGAAGAAATGGATGCGCGGAACCCATCAAAGGGATATAACAAGCTTCCTGGCGAACAGCATAAGCCTGTATGTTGTATTGAGACCGGAGAAATATTTCCCTCATTGCATGAGGCAGCAAAAAAGACGGGGCTGAAGCGAGACATGCTGAAAGCGGCATGTACTGGTGAATATGCACAGGTCGCAAGGAAACACTGGTGTTTTCTCGCAGACAGAGATTCGTTTGCCGTAGATGAATCGAGGAAAACTGCACCGGAAAATAAACCGATAATCAACATGGACACCGGAGAAATCTATTCATCCTGTGGCGAAGCGGCAAAGAAACATGGCATTTCCAGCATGACCATTCGAAAAGTGTGCCAACACAAAAAGAACTGCTACACAGCCGGAGGCCATAGGTGGGCATTCCTTGAAAACTTTGAATCAGACAAATCGCTCCCATTTCATAAACGCGTAAAACGAGTCGTGAACGTTGCTACAGGTGAAACATTTAAAAGTGCCAGAGAAGCAGAGAAAATGACCGGAGCGAACAAAACGGGAATCATAAGATCCTGTAAAACCGGAAAAGCAGTCGCAGGGCATCAATGGAGATATGAAGAGGGGTGATGTGGGTTTATGGCGAGACGTTACGGTAAGGCGTGGGCGCCGGGCCTACAATCATAAGGTGTTGGATGGATAAGTAAACGCGAGGTTGAACAACGCGATTACAGTAACTTTGAAAATGATTTTTGGTGTCTTCTGATTTGGGTCGGAAGATTCTTTCCAGATATACTTGCAGATGTGCTTCGTGCCGACGATGCAGACTACAAGACGCTCGAAATTGTGCAGCGCGTCATGATGCGTGCAAATGCTCGATATCAGGATGTAGCAATCACGGGAACTCGCGGACTTAGCAAAACCTACTCGGAGATGCTTGGCGAGGAAATCAACGGTGTCGTATGGCCTGGCACGCGCGTGCTCTATACTGGTCCAGCACTTAATCAGCTGGCAGACATTGGGAGCAAAACACATGCCGACATAGCGAAAAGCTATCCGTGCATTACAAAACACTGGCGCATTGCAGCGGAAAGCAAGGACGATTTCAGAATCACAACAGATTATGGGTCGTTCTTCTACATAGGGGGCAAACGTGGCGATAACCTTCATGCGGTTATCGCGGAAGAGTTTGCACAGGAAGAACCGCCAGCGTTTGACTTCAACGAATACACGACAGTCGCACTTCCTGCCGTCCGATTGGCGCACAATGTAAACGGTGAGAAAGACGAGAACTTCGTCGCATATAAGAACCATTCGATTACCAGCGCGGGAAGGAAGCAGAATCACGCATTTCTGGTTCGCTGCGAAGTTCGCAAGGGAATGCAAAATGGGGACAGCAGCTTCCAAATGGACGTCCCGTATCAATGCGTCATCCTGCAGCAGATGCGTCCGTATTCCTGGGCGCAGAAACTGAGATCGAAACTGACCCCGGAGCGCTGGATGCGTGAGATGGAGAGTCGATATACCGGCGCGGACGAATATCCCATTATCTCGGACGAAAGCCTTTCTGAGAGCTGCTGCCTGCAGTCTATGGAGCGGCAGCACTGCTGCAAGTACCCCGGATGCAAGACAGACCCGAAGGATGTAATATACGTCGTCTGTTACGACGTTTCCTACGAAGACGCGAAGAAGAACGCCAAATGCGCCGTCGGCGTCTGGAAACTCACAAAGCAGGATGATTTCTTGAAGCGGGACAGATACCTGAAACAGCTTGTGTGGCTGGACGATTGGCCGCCACCCGATAATGCCATGAAACAGGCTCGAAAACTGAAAGATGTGTGGTATCGGTTCTGCTTTGATGGTGGGAACACCACCTATATCGCAATCGACGGATGGCAGTATGGCAAGGCCGTCATCGAGGACCTGATGAAAGACCTCGGCGATGGATTACCACCACTGTGCATTTTGGACCATACCGAATATACGGCGTTGGAGCTTGATGGCGCGTTGCCTATCATTTACCCCATCAAAGCCGGCGGAAGCGGCGTCACAGATCCAGATGTTGAGATGATCCGGTATGCACAGACGCAGTTTGATAACCACAATGTGCAGCTCTTGACGATGAACACCCGCGAAGGCGTGGAAGCCTACAAACGGCTTCATAAGATCAAGGACGATGATTTGGATTATCAGATCGCACGGCCGTATCAGAAGACCCGAGAACTTTCTGGACAGATTCAGAACCTGAAGGCGGTTCCGTCGGGCGCTGGATTCAGCGAGAAGCGTATTTCCCGCGCAATACAGAGAGACAGCTGGTCAGCTATAAAATACGGCCTGCGGCTGGCTCAGAAGCTTGAACGTGAACTCGCCTTGAGCGAGGTCAAGAAGAAAAGCGATTGGGACGCCGTACTGTCAAGATACAAAGACAAAAACACGGTTCGGAACGTTGGAGGACGACAGGGCAGCGGCGGCCGGCTTGTGACGCAGAGACGCGGAGGAAGGATATTCTGATGGCAGAAGAAAAAGTCTACAGCCTGTACGCCTTGCGCGTTACGCAGGAATCCGTGGAAACGGCCATGATGGAGCGATTCAGCCGGATTGCTCCTGGCTATATCCTGATTTACACGGCAGGGGAACAACCAAAAGAAAGCCTTGCTATAAACGGAGAGGACCTGAAGCGCCTCAGCACGGCCGATGTGGACTGGATCATGAGCTGCGCGTCGACACTCCTGCGGGAACGGCTGGAAAAGGAGAAGCCGCAGACAATGGCGAACCTGAGCCGGATGGTTGACCAGTTTGCTGCAGCTCTGGAAGTAGAGCGCAAGAAACTGGCCGGTGAGAACAAGAAGGGAGAGGAAGACCATGGCGATAGAGACGAGCGAGCTCAGTAAACTTCAATATGAGTCTTTCCCCGAGATTTTTAATCGGTTCCGTCAGCTCGCGGCAGATAACCAGGGAATGCCGATGTCTGCCATTACGTCAGCGTTCTCCGGCATAAACTCGGGTCGCTACGGAATGGCGAACCCTTACATTCAGAACCGCCGGGTGAAGCAGATTTCTTCGCTTCCGGTCAATTTCACCAAGGATAAAGTCGGCGAAATGCTCACCAAGCCGTATGAGAGCGAACAGCCGCTCCGTCAGGTGGCGCACGTTCTGGAGTACACGGCATACCCGCTTTTCCATATCCGCAAAGTCTATCAGGACATGTTGACGTATCACAGCTATGTGATGCCGAAAATGGTGGACTCAGCCGATACCAAGAAGGACGAGTTCACACGCGAGTGGAAACTGCTTGAAAAGCTGCGCGAAGAGTTTAAACCGAAGGAAACGGCCCATCAGATCGTAGGTCAGGTCGGAGTGGAAGGGAAAGTCTTCTACTATCCTCGCTATAGTGTAGATAAGAGCCACAACAAGGTCAACTACGCCTTTATGCAGCAGCTTCCAAGCGATTGGACGAAAATCACGGGCTACAACAGCGTTTCGAAGTACACCGTAGCTTTCAATATGATGTACTTCCTGCAGCCGGGATGCGTCCCGGAGCAGTTCGGAGACCTGTTTACTCCGTACCTGTATGACTTCAGCAGCGTTGTGCAGCGGCCGAAGGGCGTTGGCTCGACGATGGTCTTTGCGCAGAAGACGCGCATTGACATGCAGAAGTTCCAGCTCATCCAAGCGCAGGGCGACATGCCGGGGAAGCCGGATGTCTATTATCAAAATGGTCGCTGGTATTACTGGGTGTACCTGCCGGCGGACGAAGTATTCACTTTCGAGGCCGACGATGTGAGCCGCACAGCGATTTCTCCGTTTGCGGGGCTGTTCCTCAATATGATCCAGCTCGCGCAGATGGAACAGATTCAGTTGGAGTTGATTCAGAACCCATTGGTGAGTCTTCTGCATGGTGAGATTCCGTCTCGGGATGAAAAAACTGCTGCTGGTGATGACCAATATAGACTTAGTAACGCCGGAAGGATGTTCTTTGAGGCTGTTTGGTACGATATGCTACAGGCCAACAACACATCTGGCTTGGGAATTTACTTTGCTCCTGCGCAGAACATGAAACTGGAAAGTCTGTCCGAAGCTCCGTCCGCAATGGACATTGTGAAGCAGGGCTACAGTGACACCATGAGTCAGGCTGGCATGGGCGCGATTATCCCGCTTGGAGATGACCCGAAAGCTGGAACTGCTCAGATCTCGCTTCAAATCGAAAGCAAGTTCATGCAGACAGTCTATCGTGGCTATGAGCGGATGATGAATGCAATCATCAAAAAGCTCAATCCTCGGTACGAGTGGAAGTTCGTCATGTTCGGAGACATTTCGGAAGACGAGAAGATGCTTGATCGGTGCATGAATGGAATGGAACATGGCATCCTGCCGGACACCATCATCTACAATGCGCTGCTTGACCGCTCCATTCTGGACGATATGTGCTTGTCTGATGCGGTCTATAACAGTGGGATTCTGGATAAGCGTATTCCGCTCGTATCGACATACAATATGAAGCAAGAATCTTCTGGATTACCACCGCAGAGCCCAGGGCGTCCAAAAGGTGACGGAAGTGCAACGACTGACGGCAGCGAAACCATGATTGACCAATATGGAGGGACAAATGATTGAATTTGTACGAAAAGAAGACCTCCACATTATCAATATGGCGCTTAATAATAACAGAGATATAAGGATACAACGCACAAAGGACGGCTACCGCATCGTAGAAGATACGGTAAAAGTCCTTGCAAAGCGGGACCTTGTAAAAGACTCTCCCATCCAAGCCGACGGCTTGCGCTGATGCGCGAGGTGTTTAGGCAGGCAAGGCTGGAGTAATAGAGAATCCCGCACCGGAGCAGCGGTGTGGAAGAGCTAGTGGAGCTAACGACACAGGAATGTGCCGTTAGCTCTTTTTTCATTTTCACGGAAAGGAGATATCCGAAATGGCTCGACTGAAAGAACGGTTTGATTTTGAAAACGGTGCTCTCGCTGCCGTGAGAGATGCCGCAAAGGACGTGACCGGCGCGTATCAGGATGCGGCGCGCGGACTCGACACGCTGAAGGAATGGGTGCTGATCGAGTTTGGAATGCCGCATACAGCAGATGCCATTCACAAACTGGCCCACCTGCAGCCGCAGCGCTTCGATGTTGTCGGGGACCTGCTGCATCAACGGCATATCCTGCAAGTCTATCCGGCGACTGCCGAGTACGATGGCCGGCCGGACGATCTGGATGGTGTGTTTGGGTCCATCATCGACATGCTTCAGAAAATCGAAGATGCCCTGCGCAAATGCGTGGAGGTCTGCGATGAAAATGGGCTTTATCCGCTCGGACGGGGCTTCGAAAACCTCCAGATGGAGAACAGTGCCAGCTACGAGAAGTTCCTGTATGCGTGGCAAATGTACTCCGAACACGAGATGAGCGCGACCAGCTTTGACGGCTGGATCGATGAGCTCTTTGAAGAGGACGGTGACTGACAATGCCGCTGACAAAGAATCAGAAGATCATGGCGACTGGCCAGCTCAAAGTTCTCCAAAAACTGAATCCCTACGAGTTCGGAGTTGAGCTGTGGCTGATGCGCGAAGGCGTCAACCGGAACAAATGGAATTACCAGAACCTAGAAAAATACTACAAGACGTTCGTAGGGAGACCAATCTTGATCGCCTACGTCATGGGAAAAATCGGTGACGGCCATAACAGCCAGCTCAAGACAGATCCCAGAACGGGCGAACAGTATTACTCCTACACAGACGGGACGGCGGAACGCATTGTCGGCACGCTGTCAGACGATGAACGTGATTTCTCCCTCCAGAAGAGGGATGGTCAGACTTGGATCGTGGCGCGTGGAAAGCTCTTCGCTTTCTATGCGAAGGAAACCGTGGATGAAATCGTGCGAACAGGGCGCATGGATGTGTCTGTGGAGACCTTGATAGACGAAAACCACATGGACGGAGACATCGAAGTTGAGGATGTCTGGTCGGGAGTGGGGGTCACGATCCTCGGTGCGGGCGTTGCTCCGGCTGTTCCGGGGGCCAACATCGCTCGACTTGCCGCATTGGACGAAGAATTTAAGACTTTGAAGCTCAAGGCGGCATCTTTGCAGAAGGCCCCGGATACAAACAACGCCCCGAATAACGGGAGCTTATCACACGAAGGAGTGAAAGACTTGAAAACTTATAACAAGAGACAGCTTGCGGAACTGGCAGCGCGTTTCACGGATTATAAGGTTCTGGCCGCAGGCGAGAAGGACGGTAAGGTCTTTGTCTGCCTGATGGCGAAAGACGGCGCTTACAAGTATTACGTCATCGAGAACGCGGCCGAGACCATCGTCCCCGAACGTTACCAGAACATGTCTGTCAACACCGCCATGCAGATGGGCGAGGACTGCATCACCATGGAAACTCAGGACTTCATGGAGCTGGTCGGCATGGAAAACACCACTCGCCTGAACGCCGCTGAAGAGAAGGTCACTTCTCTGAGCAGAGAACTTGACGAGACCAAGGCACAGCTTAATGCCATGCAGGAGTTCGAGGACAAGCGTCGTCTGAATGCGGCCAAGGACAAGGCGAAGGCAACTCTTGCGAAGTTCAATGCGAACCGTGAGCAGAAGGTCGCTGAGAGTGAGATCGCACCCATCCTGACTGATATCGAAGCCGGCCTTTACACCAACAAGTGCGACAAGGACCGGAACTGGATTGGCGAAGCAGAAGTCGCCAAGGCTGTTTACGCCGTCTGCGGCGAAGCGGTTGAAAGACTGGATGCTGCGAATGCAAACCGGAACAAGACGGTCTACGCATGGGACAAGTTCAATCAGAACAGCGGCGCAGCGGATGACGGTACGATGGCTGGTCTGATCGCCAAGTGGGGCGTCGAAGCTGCCACTGAAAAGTGAGAGAGGAGTGAAACGAAATGTTTACTGAAAAAACTGCATTCGAGGCTCGCGTGACCAACAACTTCCGCGATGACCTCATCAATGTCACCGGTAGATACCAGGCTTCCAGCGCTGATGCGGACTGCGATGCTGGCCGTCTGGTCATTCGCAACGGTCAGCTTCCGTGTGAAGGATTCACCGGTGTCAAGAACGAGAACGCGTGGTACATGAATGACGCGACTTCCACCACCAATGCTGGTGAGGTCGTCTATGCCGCGAACACCTACGAAGTTCAGATGCTTCAGGGTAAGCACGGCAACATGTACGCTGTCGGCACCGAGACCCTTGGCCTTGGCATTCCCGCTGGCCGCGACGGCACGTTCACCAAGATCGTCTTCGACGGCGACCATGCGTACCGCTTCGGCATTGGCAACGTCAACGCTGAAATCAGCACCAATACGTTCTTCACCATCGATGCAGGCAAGCTGAAGCCCGCCGCAGCCGCTCCGACTGCAAATGGCGCGCTGTACTTCAAACTGCTCGACACTGGCAAGTTCACCGAAGGTACGACTGCCAGCTTCGAGTATGTCGACGTGCAGGCTTGCAAGATCTACGCATAAGGAAGGAGTGAATTAACATGCCGAAAATCAATCTGAACAGCGTTTCTCCGTCTGTTTTTATGGTCAATGCGGCCAACGATGAGCGCGCCGATATCGTGTCGAAGGGCAGAGTCCTCTTCTATGAGCACGCAGCCAACGGCAAGTCTGCTATCATGGCGGCCAATGGCCTGAGCTCCGCCGGTGTTCAGCACATGCTGACTCCGAAGGGCTACAAGGAACTGAATGAGAAGTTCCAGCGCGAGCACCTGATGTATGCAGCCAAGATCTGCTGCGCACAGACCGGCGAAGCTGCCCCCGTTGACTTTGAGGATTTCAAGCGCAACGGTCAGCGTTTCTATGGCAACGCTGCGTTCTATCGCGTCCTGCAGGGCATCTATCAGGAAACTGTGACCCCGATCATCGCTTCCGTCTATTCTGAGGCTGTTGATCGCTTCGCAGATGTCGTTGAGGTCGGCTTCGGCGAGAGCTACGCAATCTCCGTTGGCTCCAACGATATCCCCGTGTTCCAGGATTCCTCTTGGGGCGCGTCCAGAAGCGTTCCCAGCAACCGTTTCTACTCCAAGGACTACACCCTCAACCCGCAACCCAAGACCGCGCAGATCGTTGCGAAGTGGTTCCAGTTGGTTGGCAACAATCAGGACTTCGGCGTCTTCTTCGCCAATATCGTCGCTGGTATGTACGCCAAGACGATGGGCATGTGGAATGCCGCTCTGACTGCGGCTGCCGCAGACACCACCCTGATTCCGGCCAACCTGAACTTCACGTTCTCCAACCAGAACTGGCTCTCAGCTGCCAACAAGATCGCCGCCCTCAACAACACGGTTACTTCCAACCTGTTCGCAACTGGCTCTGCGGTCGCTCTTGGCAAGGTCCTGCCGACGCAGGCCACCGGCTCCACCAACGTCAACATGGACGCTGCGCTGGCTACGCTGCTCGGCGAACGCTACAACAGCACCGGTATGCTGGGCGAGTTCCTTGGTGTGCGCCTGATGCCGCTGCGTGATGCTGTCAGCCCGGTCAACCTCAACACTGCTCCCACCACCATCCTGTCTGCAAACGACATTTGGATGATGGCCGCGAACAGCAGAAAGCCGATGACCATCGCTTACAACTCCGCGACGCCCATCACCCTCGAGATTGATCCCACGCGCGCCTCTGACTTCTCTGTGGGAATCAATCTTACCATCGCCCTCGATTCGGTTTCCATCTTCTCCAACAGAATCGCCCATTTTACAATTTGAGAAAATGAGTGGGCTGGCAAGCCCAGCCCACTCATCCATCGTGCCATCTCCATCCATAACCTGCGCAACTTTTCCCTTTTCCGTTTGCTACAACTGCAATGTTGGATTTATCTCTTCCAACAGCTCGTGCAGCGGCTCTTGTTGAGACAAATGTCGATATGGTTTCGCCTGTTTCTATGCAAAACTGCTCAACTTTTCTTGCGGTACTTCCACCTGTTTCGCGTTTCAATTCACCTCTCACTCGGGCCTTTCCGATGTTAAGGGCGCAATCATCGGTGGCGTACCTCCATTGAAATCCACCACTTGTAATGGAGTTTCCGGATAGACAAGCAGAAATAGCTTTCATGCTTATACCAAGCTGATTTGCCGCTTCGGTTATGGAAGAATAGGTTCTCAGATAAACTCCATCCAAATCATAGCAGAGTATTTGCTTTGCAGCTGATGGCTTACTTAATGCCATTGAAACAGAATCACCATCCAAGACAGAACATCCAACCACATCAATCGAACGCTTAAAGATGAAGTTGCCACAAGTTTTTTGAGCTCCGCTAAGAACGGCACTTATTGAGGAACGTAAGAGACCAAGAGATTGCGCTGCGCCCTTGACACTAGGAAACTCTGCAACGCGAGTTCCACTCATGTCAAACACGACCACACTAGTTTTCCTCTGCTTACTGTTTCGCTTTTCATTTGGCTTGTAAACTTCATCGGTCGGAAGTTTCAGAATGTCTCCGACTTCATCTTTGTATCGGAACATCATTCCGTGGCAAGTCCCTTTGCCTTTTCGAACGTGTTGGTTAACGGTTGCCCTTGGAATTGAATAGTGTTCGGCGGCATATGCCAAGAGGGGAAACTCCCCAATCCTTTCCCCATTGCTATTAAATACGCAGACGGGGCGCTTTCTTGGTGAGTTTTCACCTGTGTTGTGTTCGATAAGCGACTGTTTTCCTTCGTCGGACATTCCACCAGCAGACCGACCGCCAGATTGAATGTTATATCCGAACTCGGGTTCATTTGTCCGAAAAAACCAGATGTTCTCTCTTTCGATTTCGTCGGCTTGCTCTTTTGTCAATCCTGTTTGGATTATTTCATGCGTGAATCCGTCCCACCCATACTTTTTTATAGCAGCGTAAAAATGTGGACAGCCCTTATATCCATTTCCACCAGCCCACCGTTTAGTAAGGTCTTCACATTTTGTCTGTCCAAAGTACGTTTTGAAGTTCGTCTTGTTTGTGTGAGCATAGACCGTGTAACCGGTTCCGACATAGCGTTTCATTCTTCCACCGCCTTGCGCAGTAAGTAGATGATGAGATTTGTAAGTGTACGGCCCTCACGAGTAGCCATAGCCTCAAGTTTCTCACGAAGATCATCCGGTAGCCGCATGGAGAACATAGTTGTCTTAACTTTCATGTAGATCACCTCTACATATGATTATATCAAATTTGTATATACAATGCAATACGATAGCATGCATTTAATATAGCCCCCGCTACTTAGAGCGAAAATCATTTAAGCGTTCCTCCTTTTGCGGGGCGGGTCTTACCTCCAGCCCGTCCCGCACCATATGGCTCCGCATGGTGCTGTAAGAGACGGTTCGAGTCCGGTCGGAGCCAACATTTGTGGAGGAATAGCCATAAAATCTGGAAGGAGTGTGCGATATGGCTGAAAGCAAGAACACTGGAAAGAAACCCGGAAGACCGAAGAAGACACCTGTAGCAGAGGAAGTCAAGGAAGAAGTCGCTTTTTTCGATGTCCCGGAAGAGGGGCAGACGACCAACACTGCGGAGAAAGCAGCATCTGGCGAAGATAACGTTCTGACTGTTAACGCAGAAGACGTGGTCGGAATCGGACACGATGGCAGCGAAACGCCGCTGACTACTCTGGACCCCACGTTGAAAGGAGAGACTGTGGAAGTTCCAAAGAAAGCTCCAATTGCAGCAGAACCGACCTTTACGATGGCAGATGTCCAGAAGATGATTGCGGAAGCGGTTGCAAAAGCAGCTGCTGATTTCCAAGCGAAGCCCGCAGTCGTGCCACAGATCGTACAGGTATCGAGTGATACGGAAATGGTGCAGTTCCTCTGGCAGGCCGAAGTCGCGGAAGACAATACGGTTTTCTTTGGCGAAGGCGGCCTGTATGGTCAGGTCACTGGCAAAACCGGAAGCTTCTATGTTCCCAAGAAAGATCTGTCCAGAGTGCTCACGGAGCTCAACCGGTACTTCCTCAAGAAACGCTGGCTCATTATCGTGTCCGGCCTGACAGATGAGGAACGTGAAGTCCTTGGCGTTGACTATAAGGATGGCGAGTTGCTGGATAAACAGGCGTTTGCAAAGATGGTCGAGCTCGGCGATAAGATGCTGGAGATCTACCCGAACCTCTGCGAAGGCCACAAGAAAATGGTTGCACAGCGATATGCCGAGGCATACCAGAGCGGAAGCCCCTATGTGACTCGTAACATTGTGGTTCAGCTGAACGAGCTGAGTAAGACTGCAAAGAATCCGAAGGGTGATTTTGTCTCCATCATTGAAGAAATGAACGCGCGCGACGCGCAGTAAACTTTGCGCCGTATCCGGGCGCAGGAAAGAGGTTTTAACATGAGTAGTCCTGCCTATAGTGAATTTTCCTTTGTGCCTGCGTCCGCATACGCGGCGAATATGAACGTCCTGCCGGATATCCGCACTGCAGTACAGAATGGCTTCCCCGGCCTTGACTGGCGCGGCTCAGAAGCAGATATCCTCGGCGTCGAAATGCAATCGGCGGCAGCTTTTACCGTGAAACTCAACCGAGAGACACAACTGACCGCCGTGCAGGAAGGAACGGTCTATACCGTTCGATACAACGGCCCGATTGAGTACATTGTCTTCAACGCGGCTGCAACGCTTACTTATCTGCACGTCCGGTGGGGGATGGCGAACAAAACACACGGCGTTGTAGCGATTTCAACTGTCTCGGGCGCGAAGATCTCTCGTGGCGGATATGAGATCCCACAGACAAAAGCTGGCGAATATGAGCTGGCGATTGGCGGTTATATCATCACGGCCAATGGAGTACGGGCTGGATTCTTCTACAACCTCGAAGAATCTATGACCGTCAAACTGAGTCTGGAAAACGCCGAT